ATGTTCAGTAAAATGTTGCTTTTACAGATAGCAGAAGAAGGAGGGTTTAAAGTGGATGATCTAGAAGAATTAACTCTACACGATGTTGAATGTAAAATTCAAGATCGTATGGAACTACTAGAGGCAAATGGATATAGAGAACGAGCAGATGAGCTAAGGTTGTTAATGGGATGGTTGCTTTGTGATGATGATTATTGATTATAAGAAAGGAGTCTAAATCATGCGATATATTGTAGAAGCATCACAAGTAAACAATTTTAAGTTCTGTCCTTATTGTGGCAGTAAGTACATCAGTGTTTATGATGGAGATTATATGGGACAGACAGAGTGTTTAGAATGCGAAAACGAATTAGAGTTTACAATTCTCGAAGAGATGCGTGGTAGATATCCTGAATCATTTGAGAAATGCATACGAAAGTAACAAGGTTTAATAAATGACCGATTTCATAGGAATATAGGGGTTTAAGTTTAAATTTAGAAGCAAAATTGGGAGGGGAAAGTATGAGTAGAGCGTTTCAAATTTTAAGTCAAATGGAGAGTCTACAGAAGGAAGTCAATATTAAAATAGTAGAATTATCTAAGGAACAGTCGAGATTAGATAAAGAATTAAGTAGAATTTATCATAAAGCAGAAACAAATAAATTCAATGCTGCGGAAGGTTATTACATAGCTAAAGAATTACAAGAAACAACCAGAGAGCGTAGAGCTGTTAAGCAGGACTTAGAGTATTATCAGACTTTAAAGCATAACATGGGACTCAATGAATCATTTGGCAATAAAATTAAACAAGCAACAAAAACACTACACTCCAAGAGAAAAAGAAATTTAAAATATACATATTGGGTAAATGAAGAGAATGGTGAGGAGAATATATATTGAGTTACATAATTGTTGGTGGATTAATTTTAGTAGTACATATAATGACCTATGACAACTAAATAAATTAAGGAAAAGAGGACATAGTAATGATCAATTCATGGAGAAGAGACATGAACAAATTTCATGAAGTAGGAAATAAGATTTTAGTTGAGGCTAAAACAAAAGTTGGCTGGATTAAAAAAGTAAAGAATAGAGAGGCAATTGGTTATGAGTGTCTCGGTAAATATAAAGTTGATGAATATTCAGGAAAGTACTATACATATATGATTATGACAAATAGAAAGGATAATAGTTAAGGATGACAGTAATTACATATACAAAAAATGAGTTAATACATAAATTAAGTAAAAGTTTAAATTGGTCGTTTTCGAGTTTATCAAGTTTCAAGGAAGAAGAATTACATAGAATACATACGAATTTATTAGATGGAAATGTGATTAAGAAAGTAAAAGTAAGTGTTGGATTGAATTATGCAATGAAGTTTAAAATGCCTAAGCAGATTATTGAAGAATTAGGTCTTACATATGGTGACTGGTTTCATGTACGTGTGAATGTAGATAACAATGAAATTGTATTGATCAAGTCAAAACGTGGACATTTAAAATTAGGTAAACAAGGTATTATTAACTTTCCGTTGATTATTTCAGCTAAGCAGTTATTGAAGCCTAAAGATGATGCAATGTTAATTTTAGATGGGGAGAGAATTATCTTAAAAAGTTTTGTACATATGCAATAGTGAGATTTAATTGAAGATTATTCTAAATAATAAATACATAAAGAGGTAATATTATGGGAATTCTTGAAGCTGCGATTGAATTGCTGAAGCAAAGAGGATATGACGATGAGGAAATTAAATGGGTGTTAGATATGATTAAAAATAAAAGTGATACTGAGGAGGAATTAAAATGATGGTAGATAAAGATAAATTAATTAAAAGTTTAGAGGAAAATGCAGATGTATTAATGAATAGCAAGAATCCAGATGACGAAAGAGTGGCTATTTCATTAATTAGGTTAACTCATGATATTAAGAATGGAAAATATGATATTCAGGTGTGGGAATGATGCTTAGACGTAAATTATATGCAGTTAAATATTATGTTGATGGATTATATAAACAAGGTGTATTTACGGCTTCAGGAGATGAAGAGATTAAGAGTTTATTACAGGTTAAATATGGATCAAAACTACATAACATTCATGTAATGGATAAAAAAGAAATTAGTTTATTAGAGGCATCCATTATTATGGAGAAGCCAATTGAATTGGAGGAGTGAGTATTGAACGATAAATTTAACTTTATCATGAATCCAAGAGAGAATCGTAAATATGAAGAAGATAGATTGTTTACAGCAGAAAAGATAAATGATCGTAATTATAAAATATCATGGCAGGATGATGAAATGGATAAAGATGATTTTCCTGTATATCCAGCGAGTACAGTAAGTTTATTCATTTCTGACAAGTCATGGTTAATAAAAGGTAATTAACAATATTGACTACTAAATTAAACGAAAGTGAGGAAGAGATGAATATGGCTGGTTTTATTGCAAAGCAACCAAACGGATTATATTGTAGATTTTCCCACGTAGTTGATTGCCCTACACATTGGAATATAACAAGAGAAGATTATCTAAACAATGCTACTGGAAATGTACATAGTAGAGATGAAGCGGAAGACATATTAGAAAACTGGTTACAGCCATTTTCATTGGTACTAGATAGTTTTACTACTCTTAATATGTCTCAAGACGAATTTAACAAACTGATTGAAAGTATGAGCAATTAAAAGGGGAGGTAAATAATTTGAGTTTTTTAAGAAGAAAGAAAAGAAGCTGTAGAGATACAGAATAAAAATTTAAGTGTTGTCGATTATATTGAAAAATTAAAAGAGCCTAGTCTTAATCGCAACGGAGAGAAGTACATGTAACTTATACATATTCAAGTTATAAAACTGTTTAAAATCTTGGTTTCTTACAGTTTTATAAAATAGAAAATAGGAGTGAATTTATGGAGAAAATTTTAAAGTATATTGTACCGTCTGAAGATAAAATTGTTAAGTATGGTCAGATGAATGAAAAGTTATTATTAGAATTAAAAATGACTACATCTCTATACAGTGACATGCAAGTAGTCACTAACTACTACGATAATGAAGATGATCCTTACTTTAACAATTGGACTGATATTGAAGGTATGGGGTATGGTTGGGTTTGGATGAGATACGAAGAAAAAGATTGGCACAAAATGATGAGTCAAATGATTGGTGAAGAGGTTAAATATTTACTAGAAAATGAAGATTACACTCTTTACTTTGTGTATGAAAACGAAAAAATAAAAACATATCACTTCGTAGAATTAGGACTTTATAGAAAAGACGTGATAATTAGTTTTTCAAATGAAGAGCTATGGTATTAAATTCTAGAGAAAATTCCGATTTTATTTAGAATAGGAGAATGAATAATGAAAGGTTCTTATAGTGAATTAAATAATATTCGCAACATCGTAAAAGAATGGCAAAGTAATGGATATGTCCATCCGTTAACATGTGGAAATGAGTCACGTCATCAAAATTTAGTAGCGCAACTTGATAAACAAGGAGATAGTTTCGAGTTGTTCCTTGTCTGCGAAGATTGCGATTGGACACAAGATATACCACCATATTTCATATCAGCTAATAAATAATAAATAATAAATAAGGAGAGATGACATGTCAAAAGAAAACTGGCACAAAGGATATAAAGAAGTTAAGAATGTTATACATAATGATATCGGTGTTACTAAGGAAGAAGTTTTAGATATATTTCGTCAAATAGCAAAAGATGAGATTCAACAGATTGTATCTGACAATAAGCCTTTTATTTATGAATGTATTCGTGGAGTTGTCCGTAGTGAAATGACTAATGCTGTTAGTGATCATAGTTATCCAAGAATTAGAAAGAATATTTGGGGTTATACAAATGAAAATTCATTTAAAGACTTTTTGACTGGAGTGATGAAGGAAGAGATAGTTGACTCGTTAAGAGATCAATTTGAAATCAACTTAAATATCGATAAGAAATAACTACATAAAATGCAGATTTCATATAGAAATTGAGAATTCAAAAGCCTATTATATCAACGTTTTTAAGGGGTGAGAAAATGATAAAAAGCATACATGTTTTAAATGGTGGAGAAGAACATATTTACAAACTTGGAGAGAAATACTTCGGTCAGGAAATTATTAAAATTGCAGAAAAAGAAAAGGATATTCATGTGTTGTGGTTTAAAAATGGAGATTTTGTTTTAATTAAGTCTAAAAATACTATGACTTATCATTCAATGGAACTAATTAAATGAGGAGGGACTAAATGAATTCCTGTTGGTTAATCGAATTTAAAGATGGTCATAAGATTATCATTTCCGAATCACTCTATATAGAAGAGGAGAAAAGAAATTTTGACAATCGTCAAGTGCTAGTCGAACAACACTGGTTTGATTATGAAGTTTGTAAAGAAAGAAATAGAGGTATCTGGATTTTAATGAACAGATAAATAATTCTGCTTCAAATAATAATTGTATCTTAAAGAAAGGGAGAATATGATATGAAAATTTATATAATTGAATATAATAATGGCGGCATGTATGAAGATTATTATTCTTGGGTAGGAGAGGCATTTAAAACGTATCGAGGAGCGAGTGAATATTTAATAGATAAAGGATTTGATGTATATTACACATATTCGATTAAAGGAGACCGTGAGTTGTATTTTCACGCAGAATGTAATGATGAACATTCGGAAGAAACAGCTCATATTGTTGAAGTTGATTACCTAGATAAGTAATTTAATTATTACTTGCGACTCTAAAATAAAGATGAGGAGAATTAATATGTATCAAGTTTACTATTGTCATATTTGGGACTTCGGAGAGAAGCTATTAAAAGAATGTGAGTCTTTGGAAGAAGCAAAACGAAAAGCCGAAGATTTTTCAGATCACATGTATAAAGCTTGGGTTGAAAAAGATGAAATTAGAATATGGTGATTTAATTTATATGAGTAGTAATAGCATAACTCATCACTATGGTTATTGTTCAGTATTAAATATTAACAAAGATAAAATCATTTTGCTGATGGATTATAATGAGATTGCGGAAATTGACGCAGATAAAATTGAGAAAACTAAATTATTTCTAACACATAAATATGGTGGAGTGAAGGTAGAAAAATGGATGATATAGGGGTGATGAAATGAAATTATTAGAAGCAATTCGAAACTTTGAATTTACTGTATCAGGTGGATTTGCAGTATTTACTGGTTTATGCGTGGTTTATGTCCTAGTCTCTGCTGCGACTGAATTGATTAAGCTATTTGTTGAATAAATTAATTAATATATAAAAATAAATGGTGAAGGAGTTGAGTAAATGAGTGAAAAAGATGTTATTAAACCTTTAAATATCGAATTTAATTCAAAAAAAGAATATCAAGATTTTTTAGATTGGGCTGAAAGGAAGAAGGTTTCTCCTTCAGAAAGATTTGATAAATTAAGAAAACAATTTAGAGAATATAAGGCTATAAAAATGAAAAAAGAATTAATTAAGTTTAGTGATTTAGGGATTGACATAGAAAATGATAGTCTTAAAGACTATGAAGACGAAGAAGGAAATGTTGACTATAGATTTCTTATACAAGATAACTATTACAATAGTTCCAAAGGAGATATTTAATAGCATTGGCATAAGGGATATTCATTGATTTTGTTATATTTATAGTTGAGGTAGTGAAAGGGTGATTATTAAATGAATGCCGAACAAGTAATTAAGTTAGGTCAAGATATTGTTAAACCAGAATTAGGATTGTTTTCACAGTTTCCTTGGTACATTTGGTTATTAGTCTTAGCTATGTCCATTCTAGGATGTTGTCTTTTCATTGGTGGGATGGAAAGGTTTTACGTAACGGTGGCAACAATTGGATTTCTTATGATGCCAATTTCATTTTTTGGACTCTTGTTCATGATGGATCAATCTAATATTGAGGAAAATAGATTATACGAACAAGCCATTAAAGATTGGAAGGATGAATATGCTGCTCCATATATTGAATCTTTGCCAAAACAAAAATCAGACATTGTGTACATTAAAATTGATCCTGAATTAAGTCATGAAGTGAAAGGTTCCTATAGTTGGGGAACAGGATATACATATAGCAAAGAAGTTGAAATGACACCTCTAACAATTTCATTTAAGGGAAATGGATTAGAGACTGAAACAAATTGGTACTCAACTAATATGAATTTAACTGAAGAAAGTAAACCATACATAGAATATAATTATCTTGAACAAGATTTAGGTCATGGAGTTAATAAAGGAAGATACAATAAGGAAATCTATTTACCAGATTCATACGAGTTTACAGATATAAAATAACTCTGTGAAAGTCATCTTTTATAGATAAATTAATACATATTTAAAATGTAGTAAAAGTTCTCTTTCGAGGGAACTTTTTTATTTTGCCTAATTTATTATAAGAAAATATTGTAATTATTCGTTGACAAAGTCTCTATTAATGGTATAATAAAGATAAATTAATATTATAATTAAAATTATATACAGCGAGTCGAGAGGAGGTTGTTCAAATGCTTATTTCACTTAATGAACTGAGATACATACGACACGCCAAAGCTGCTGGAGAAATTGATTTAAGTTTAGATACTACATACATAACTAATACATATAATAAAAGTAACATTATAAATAAGAAGGATTTAGCAAAAGAATACGCCAAGAGCCTAATGAAAATGACTTCCGAATACTATTTAAAAGGAAATTAACATTAAAAAAGGAGTGAATTAAAATGACAAATGTGGTTAGAATGGAATCTAAGGTAGAAAAAATTAATAATGAGATAACAGAAGTTTATGGGTTTACTCAAAAGTTTTTTGATAAGTTAAGTCCTAAAACTAAAAAAACTTATAAATCATCAATTAATAATTTCTTTGGATTTTCTAGATCAAAGCAAATCGGGGAATTAACTCATTCTGACTTACAGGTCACTATTCACGACTTTGACGAGTATATCCATTATACTTTGTATAATTCCGAGCTATCGGCAGCAACGATTAACAAGAACTTAACAGGAGTGAGAAGCTTTCTAACATTCCTACATTCTAGAGGGATTGTAAAAGATATTTCTTATCTTCCAGCAGTGAATAATTTACCTTTCTCATCTAAAGGATATAGCTCTATGACTGACGAAGAAGTATATAGACTTATGGACATGTGTAAGAATGAAGTTAGATTTTCCCTAGAAAAGGAATTATTAATTAAAACTGCATACGATACGTGTCTTAGAAAATCAGAAGTGTTAAACCTAGAATGGGATGATTTTTTTGAATTTGATTCAGAATATATGGCATTTGATGGAGTTGGAAAAGGGAATAAGGTATTTAAAAGAAAGATTACAAAGAAGTCTTATGAAAAATTATTAGAAATAAAGAAGGAAAACCACAAGAAAGTCTTTAATATACCAGATACAGAGTTAACAAAATCAATGAAGAGAATGATCTCTGCATTAGATGGGGGGAAGCAAAGAAGGTTAGTGTTCCATTCAATTCGTAAAGCAGGAGCTAAATATCATTATAGAAATACTAATCATGATATATCATTCGTGCAACGTTTATTAGGTCATAGTAATCCAATGACAACAATGAAATATATTGAAGTTGATGATTATGCAGCACTAGGAGCTATGAGTAGTAAAGAAGTTGAGGGAACTGAAATGGATTTAATTAAAGATTGTAGTCATGAATTATTATTACAAGCTATAGAGAATATTGATAATACAAGCAAATTATTAATTTTAAAAGAAATAAAAAAACTAGGAAAAATAACTTTTGATTGACCGTTTATAGTATAAATAATAGAATTAAGTATGAGGAAAGGTGTGAATTTAATTTATGAAAAATAGAGAAACACTTGTGAGAGCAATTATTGAGAGATTATCGGAGGAAATTCAACCAGATAAAAAGCTTAAAAAGAAATTAAAAGTAGACATGGCGAAATATGTTTTACCAGGAGACATGCAGGATTACATTGTTAGACCTGAAGAAAAAATTCCAAGTTTGGATAACGAAATCTTATATTTCATTGCTTCTAAATTGTATAACATTAGAGCTACAATGAGTCTAAAAGTGGATGAATACTTTACCCCAAGGGAAATTAAAGAATATGAGACTAGCTATGAGCTTGAAATTGAAGAAACTTTAAAGTTCCCTTATACATTTAAAGATGTCGTCAAAGTAGATGAGGGAGATTATCTAACAACTATATCTGCACAAGAAATTTATAAACTTATGAATAATCATTTAATCCAATACAATCATGATACACAAAGAGAAGGAAGAAAGATAAAGTCTAAAAAAGATCCAAATATAGTGTTAACAGTTCCTAAAACTGACGCTAGAAGCGTTAGACAAATTGCACAACTCATTGCAGAAAATAAACTAATTAAAACTGTAATAACTTTTAATGCCAGATTAGGAAGTACTGATGATGAAGAGGGAGAAGAACTATACTATGATGAGTCTTCAAAATCTTTAACAGTAACAGAAGGAACGCTTCTAGATGTTTTAGATGGATTTCATCGTATGCAAGGTGTGTCTCTAGCATTGACTAAAAATCCTAAATTAGATACTACTTTTAAATTAAACATATTAAATTTTTCTAAAAAACAAGCACAACAATATTTTGCACAAATCAACACTTACAATCCTGTGAGAAAAGACAGAGTTAAAGAGCTTGGTGAATCTAACTATAGTGATTTTGTAACTAATCAAATCGTAAATAATGTAGGAGATTTTAAAGATCGGATTGTACACGGTGGCATTGGGTCTAAACAAGACGCTTTAACTACTTATAAAATTCTTTCAGAAGCCATAGAAAAAGAATTTAGCATGAAGAACAAGGCAGAGGCTATATCTATAAGCAGATTATTAAGTAATTTCTTTAAAGAACTATTTTACAGCTTCCCAAATGAATTTTTAGGAGATATATCTGACGTTAGAGAGAAGAGTCTAATTAACATGCCATCTTGTTTTAGTGGCTATATTGTTTTAGCTAAGAGAATGATTGAAGAAAAAGTTTCATTCGAGTTTATATCCGATATCATTGGTGGAATTGACTTTTTGAAAGAAAATCCTTATTGGGAAGAAATTGGAATCTATAAAGATGGTAGAACTATTAGAAAACCAAACGATAAGTTTGCTGAATTTTTCAGAGGGTTAGACATTGAAAAATATAAAGAGAAAGAAGAGGTAAGATCAGAATGAATATTGCACCGTCTGTTACATTATACAAACCAGAAAATTTAAAATATGAATTTTTATCCAACTACACAGAAAAAACAGCGTACACATATTCGTTTGTATTTGAAAAGAGCTATTTAATGGAAGAAACGCTAGGGAAAGACCTTTACGACTTTACAGCTAGTGAAATTATACAAGTTCTAAAAAGTGCAGGATATTCAACCATAAACAGTGTGCAAAGAGATTTTTGGGTGATTGATAAATATATAAGCTATGCTGCTAAATGCGGAAAAATAAATAGTGCTATAAAAGTTACAAGTGGAATAGATAATGATATTTTAGATAGTTGTGTAGATAAGACTAACAAAGTGCTATGGTCTGAGAGCGAGATAAATGGCATTGTTGATAAACTCATAAACTATCAAGATAAGGCTATGATTATGGCATTATTTGAAGGAATATCAGGAAATGACACTGGGTTCACAGAATTGTTATATCTTAAAAAATCAGATGTGCATGATGCTCATTGGGCAGGTAATAAAGATAAAAAAATTAGACTGTACAATGGTAAACTCGGTAAAGAAAGACGAATAGAAGTTTCTGAAAAAACAGCAAGTCTACTTAGGTCGGCTGCATTAGAAGACACATACATTTTAAAAAACGGAGAATCAAACACATTGTATGGAGATGAAAAACCTCTTACAGCTTCTAAATTTATATTTAGAATAGTTCACACAGGTAGAAGCGAAAAACTTCATCCTGAAACAAGTGCACCAAGTCTAATGGTCACTAGGAGATTTACAGCTTTTAATAATTGGTTTAATATTAAGAATTTTACAGCGAAAAATGTTCGTAATAGTGGTATGTTAAAGATGGCAAAAGACTTGTATAAACGTGACGGAGAGCTAGGCAGAGATCAGTATATAGAGATTGCTGAACAATTTGGTATTCAAAAAACAAACGTTGGTGGGAATATGACATATGTATTCAGTCCACTAAAAAGATTCTTAACAATTGAAAACATAGAAAAGTTTTATCCAGAAGAATTCTAATGATTAAAATGCATTAATCCTGTGTCGAGTACATTGGGTTAATGTTTACATAGTAGTAAAATTAATATTAATAAAATGTTATCATTCTTCTGTAAAGAAATTTTATTATGAAAGCGTTCTTTATGGAAATATGATAACATTCGACAAAAGTAGACAATGACAGGTCGAAAGTAAAGTTGTACAATGAAGAGGTAAAATCAATAGGGAATAGGTCACAATTAAGTACCCTTACAAGTGAAGTCGGGGATAGACATAGGCGTTAAAGCCTATGACGTTAAGCGATTAACGCTCCTCCCATTCGTAAAGATCATCAGCATGGCAGCCAATAACTCTTGCAATTCTTACTGCCGTTGTAAATGACATATCGTGTCTACCGTTGATATAGTCGCTTATCTTTGTCGGACTGATGCCAGTCAACTCTGATAATCTTGCTTGTGTCATCCCTGTTTTACGAAGGTATTTTTTGAGGAGGCATTCACCATAGTGTATTTTCTTTTGCATATTGTGACTTTCCTCCCATAAATAAAAAGAAATGCCTTCTTATTTTAGCAATGTTTGACATAGAAAGAAAGATTTTTCGCCAAAAAGTAGCATTTATGCAAAAAAAGTATTATAATAAGTATACGAACTTACGTTCTTGTTTTTGGAGGGGAAATGAGAACAAAGTATACTGAAATTTTTTACAAAACAAAAAACAAATAGACATAGAGGAGAATATGATGATGAAAAAAACATGCACTGGTAGTTTAACTGTTAGCTTATTGAAGGATGTAGAAGTATTAGAGAACGAGTCATTCCAAGAAATTTTAGAGAAAGCTTATGAAATCTTCAATTCGTATACATACAAAAAAATTACGATTATTGTTGAGAACGAAGATGGAGAAAAACACGAGATTGAGACAGACGTTGATGCAATTGTAGAATGGGTAGATGCGGGAGACATTGAGGAATAGAATAAGACCACTGCGCCAACAGTGATCTCTATATCATATATAATTCCACGCCTTGTAACTGGCTTTTCGAGTATATGTAAGCAGTCTATCAGGGCGTGGAATTAACATTTTTACATGCATATGATAACACATATCAATTAGAGTTAGCCACAATAAAGACTCAAATTAACACAAATGTAATATAAAAAGTGTATAAACCTCTAGTTCTTTTTTACTAAAAACTATTCCAATTTACGGTAAATTAATATAGAATATAATTGTTATTAATTTCTAATCGAAAAGAGTGAGTAGATGAGAAGAATATACGGATTTTATGAAGAACTGCTGGAAAAAGAGCTAATGGAATATTCATTAATGAAGCTTGAACTATCTAATGGTGATGATAAGAATGCCAAGAGAGTGATTAAGACTATCCAAAACTACAACAGGTTAATCGATGAAGCTAATAGAATGAAAGCTGAACATGGTTGTATAAAGTGGTGAAGTTAAAATGGCGAAGTGGTCAAACACTTTGCTCAATACATAAGAAGAAATAATTATAAATAAATTAATAATAGTTGTTGACTTATTAAAAAGACGATGATAATATAAAAATTAAGAAATAAACAAATCAAGCAAAAGATAAACAGGTGATACGAATGGATGAAATTTTAGCAGTCGAAAAAATAAAACGAGCGCAGCATGAGTTGCAGTTAGCATTAAGTTTGATCAAGAAAGGAAAGTTTAGAGATTCAATTAAACATCTAGATGAAGCAAAGGATTCCAGCATCAGTAGCATTCATTTAATTTACGCAGAGCTTGAAGGAGGTGAATGATAATGGAGATGGGATTCCCAATGGCTGAGTTAGCAAGTGTAATGGAAGAATATATTGAAAACAAGTAATAATAAGTAAATTAATATTATATAATACATAATAAAATTTAAAACTAATCCAATTCATAGGTTACTTGATGAACTAACTCTTGTAGCCTATGAATATAACAAACTTAAATTGAAGGGAATGAGAAAGGTGAATTATGAATCAGATGTATGGGTTAAATGGGAAAGTGGTAAAGTAAATGGAAATGACGTATCTGAGTTCCATGAATGGCAGAAGGAAGATAAAGTGGAGTTAATTAAGCAAATTCCACTGATCAGAGTTACAACAGAGTTTATGGACTATGTGGAATATGGATTGAATCGACTACCAGAAGATTTATTGGTTTCAACAGAAAATGAAGCTGAAGTTAACAATGGAAAGAAAATTAAGAACGCTTTTATCATTAGCAACGGTGAAAGAATTTTAGCAGTACATACTAATAATACAAAAATTCCAATCTATAAAAGTAGATTAATTCCAAGACAAGAGCTGCAATTCTTACATACTATTAATGAAATGGCAGTGACAGAATACGCTTTTACACCTAAGAAGAACGTATACGGATATTTAAACCTAGAACCAAGAGCGTTATATGGGCTATTTCGTAAAGAACGTAACCTGAAGCAAGTGCTATACATGGCGCTTAATGACTTAAAGATTACTGATAATAAAGATGTCAATAAGCTTAGATACTTATATGGTGAGTGGAACTATGAAGGGTTAAATGGTGTAAAAGATTATACATACGAAGAAATAATTGATCGTTTAGGTGAAGAGATGTTAATGGGATGGACAGATAAACATAAGAGAGTAACAGAATTTTTAGTCCAGGATGATGTGTTGTTAGGTGAGATTTTCGCAGCATATGATAAACCACAAGTTAAATAGTAATACATAATTGACGGAAAATGTGCGGTAAGGGGCGAAAAACACTGATTATTTGGCAGAATGTACTAACTGTGTGGGGGTTAATAGTAATAAGTTTACTGTGCATTAAATGGGCTATAAAGGTTACAAAGGATAACTAATAATAAATCAGGAGGTTAATTATGAGAAAAGAACATCTATTTGAAGATGGTGAGAAAGTAAAATTAAAGGAAACAGGTGAGGTTGTAACCGTTAAACATTGGTGGTTTGGTAATGAAGGTACACCAAGAACAATAGCTCAATATGACATTGTTGAACACCCTGCAACCTGGTTCGCTGAATATGAGTTAGAACCATATAACGTGTAATGCGATAATAAGATACATTAGACGGAAAATGCGAAGCGATGAGGTGATTGAATGAACAAAAGACAACACAAGAAACTAGACAAAAAACTGATTGTTGCTATCAGAGAATTAAATAACGATGTAGCAATTAGTGAAGGTTTACCACTAATCACGGATGAAGCAGTACAAAAAACATTAATAAAAGTTAAAAAATCAAAAAGTTCGATTGTCAAAACACTTAATGATTACAAACGATTTATCTTAAATGGTTAATGCGTAGTTCGAGAATAAAGCGCAATAAATTAAGATGAAATTGCTCTTTTATAGAAACTTAAAAAAATTAAGAGGAGAGGATAAAGTGAGCTTTATATTTGAAAAGAATAAGTTGTACGCTTATCTAGGGAAAGACTTAGTAGAGACAATGAAGGCTTATAAGGCATTTATTGCAGGAGGTACTATAACAAGCTTATTTACTAATAAAGAAATTAATGATATTGACATATATTTTAGATGTGAGGAAGATGCAATAGGATTCTTAGCAGATATTTGGGAAGAAAGTGGTTATGTAGTTTCTCATACTAATAAAGCAACGCAGATCATGTATGGTAAAAAGATAGAGGGTATCAACATTCAACTAATTCACTTTAATTATTTTAAAAATGCAACAGAGATATTTGAACAGTTTGACTTTACATCTTGCATGGGATGCTTTGATTTTGAAAAAGAAGAGTTTGCATTACATAGTGATTTCCTTAAACATAATGCACAACGTATTTTAAAGTTTAATAGTGCTACTGCATACCCAATCGTATCACTATTGCGAGTTAAGAAATATGAGGATAAAGGATTTAGAATCTCTAAGCCTGAATTCATTCGAATTGCTTTAACTTGTATGAATCTAAACATTAATACATATGAAGAATTAAAAGATCATCTTGGAGGCATGTACGGTATTAACTACGACAAATTATTTGAAGATGTAGATGATGAAGAGTTTGATTTACAAGAAGCTGTTGACAAGATTGCAGACATCGCATTAAGCGAAGATTATTTTATCAAACCTACTCCAGTTGAATTTAAGGACTTAGATGAATTGGCTGAAAATATCTCAACAAAGCCAAAGAAATATATGAACATCAATGACACGCATGTAATTATTGATTATAAAGGACTACTGCGAACAGTAGAGAAAGCTCCAGAGAATAAAATTGATATTGACCCAAATACATATTTCGAAGAAGTTAAATTTTATAAGTTTGTTAAAAAGACAGGTGAAAAATACAAGAGTTTCTATGACAGATCGTTTGAGTACATAATTGGTGATACAGTTGAAGCGAAAGAGTCAACATACAGTTGGGCTGGCAGCCATTCTGGAAAACTGCATTTCAGTGAAAAGAGAGAAATTCGAAATGCTGAATATGATGACAGAGACGGAGCTGTACTAATCGAGGTTAAAATTAATAAAGAAGATTTTGTAGAGGCTGATGATGGTCACATTCTTGCTAAAAAATGCTTTGTGATTAGAGAAGTACCTGAAGAGGAATATGAAGGGTTCAAGAATAAACGAATTAGTGAAAACGATGAACTAGTAGCAATCTTTGGTGGTAAAAATAAGAAACGATAAAACAGGCATTTTAAAGGGAATTAATTAAAAATATTAGGAGGAATAAATTATGCCAACAGGTTATACAAATGATATTCACGCAGGAAAAGAAGTTTCAGCTAAGGATTATATTATGAAATGTGCAAGAGCGTTTGGAGCCACAGTGACAATGAGAGATGAACCGTTGAGCAAGGAGATTCCAGAGTTTCAACCTAGTACATATCATTTTGAACAAATTGAAAAAGCTAAGAAAAGACTTTCGGAAGCTAAACGAATGACTCTAGAAGAAGCAGAAAAAATGGCAGAAGAATCTTATCAAAGTAGACTAGAAGAACGTGCAAAAATTATCGCTGATAAGACAGAAATGAAAAACAGATATGTGAAAGTATTAAGTGAGGTAAATGAATGGATGCCCCCTACTCAAGAGCATGTTAAACTGAAAGAATTTGCAGTTAAGCAATTAGAAGACAGTATTGAGTTTGATTGTGATTTATCTTTTTATGAATGTATTCCAGTTAAGAAAAATAATCCTGTTGACTATCTAAATGCGATGATTGAAAGAGCAGAAGAAAATGCAAAGTATCACGAAACAGCATGGAACAAAGAGGTTGAAGGAGTTAAACAACGAAACAAATGGGTTAAGGAACTAAGGGAAAGTTTAAAGTAAAGCCGACAATTTATATAAAAAAATTAATTATAAAAACGGAGGAAGTATATTGTGAATAAAACAGTTAAAAGTCCTATTAAGTGGGTTGGCGGAAAATCAAAATTAGTGAATAAGTTATTACCTTTATTTCCAGAACATCGTTGCTACGTTGAAGTTTTCGGGGGAGCTGGATGGACATTGTTTGGAAAAGAGCCGAGTAGAGTTGAAATTCTAAATGATTTTGACAGTAATTTGATGAATTTTTGGTCAGTGGTTCAAAATGCTAAGGATCAATTAATTGATAGTATGCAATATACATTAGTAAGTAGAGAATTATTCGATGAGTACAAACAAAAATACAAAAATAATGATTTCAATGATGCAATTGAGCAAGCAAGAGTTTTTTATTACCTAGTCAATGCTGGATTTGCTTCAGACATGAAGAACCCAGTGTTTGGAACTAAATCTCAAAGTAGAAACGGATTAAGACCTGAATCTATTGAGCAATCGATTAATGATGCTTATAAACGATTGCAAAAAGTCACAATTGAAAATAAATCATTTGAAAACATTTTCAAGATTTATGACAATGAAGAAACTTTCTTTTACTTAGATTCACCTTACCGTAATACAAAACAATATGCGGTTGGAAAATTTACAGATGAACAGTATGAGCTATTGGCGGATTGCTGCAAAAAAGCAAAAGGGAAGTGGTTATACACAATTAACAATGATGAATACATTAAAGAGTTATTTAAAGGATTTAACATTATGGATCATGACGTATATTACAGTGTATGTAAGACTGAAAATGGTCGAACAAACTTTAAAGAGTTAATTATTACGAATTACGACATTTAATACATATTGTTTTAAAATATTTACATATCATACATAAGTTATAGATTAAGATAAAATCAATATTTTCTGGAGAAATGAGGTGAGCATAATTAGAAAATATTGGACTGGAACAGAAGACTTTTATTTAGCGGGAAAAGTGCTAGAGAGCATATCTAATGGCAACACTCTATTAAATGCTTTTAAAGAAGCTGCTACATATCTAAATACAAATGTAAATGAGTGTGAATTTAGATGGAACGCTGTTTTAGCAGATTACTATTCTATGCCATTAGCACACGCTAAATATCAAAGAAAATTAAAATTATAAGGACTTAGATTTTATTTTAGAAAAATTCAGAAACTACATAACGAGGTGAAGGGATATGACTTGGAAATTCAAGCAACTCCTCATCAAAGCTTTAATAGCAATCGTAGCTTCATTTATTTTAGTAACTACAACAATACATGCAGTTAATACGCATCAGTCTGATGAGGAAGTAAAAATTGTTCAGCAGCATGAAGAAATAGCAGATCAATCATACATAATTAGCAAAGAAACAGTAATGAGCAAATTAGATTCAACTGTTAAAGTAGTATCAATGAAAGAGGATATTAATAAGAAGCTTGAGGATGTAGATAAAGGTTTCCTTGGAGAAAGAGTTACAGAACTAAAATTACATGGTACATATATGATGGGATTACATACGAAGGAAATTAAGATTCTACATATTGACAATGAACAAGGGATTTTATACTTAAAATTAGGCGAACCAAAATTAATATCATTAGATATTCCATTTGATCAATTAGAGTTTGATAAGACGCAGGGATTCATGAGGTTGGCGTTAGATGAAGAGGAACAGAAGAATTTTTATAAAGCATCAAAGAAGAGAATTGAGAAAGAATTGTTAGGTAATGAAGAAATTATGCAAAAAGCGAATATGTATAACCAGAAGGCAATTGAGAAATTGTTTAGTGACATACCGAATATTAAAGAAATTAAGTTTAAATAATACATGTAGGGTCAGAAGGTAGATGAAAAGGTAATTGCCTTCTGACCTAAAGGAAGAAATATGTAGTATGTGAGTATATAAAATAATTATACATGGAGTGATTAACTTATAAATGATCAATTATCTTAGATATGTAATTGAGACAGCATTCTTTAATTACCATTATAAAGTTTGGTTAGGTTCAGATATTGATTTATTTGATAATTGTAAGTGGAAAGATTATAAAAGGAGATTATAGTATTGAAACTTTGTTAAAGATTTTGGACGCATTAAATTTATGGTTAGTAATAAATAAATTAACAAAAGGAGAAATTTTATGGAAGTAGTCGTGTTGTCATTGTTCGATGGAATGTCGTGCGGTCAAATTGCCTTAGAGAGAGCTGGTATTAAAATAAAAAAGTATTATGCCAGTGAAGTTAATAAACCAAGTATAAAAGTTACACAGAAAAATTATCCTAATACAATTCAATTAGGCGACATCACAAAGTTGACAGATGATCAACTAAGAGCGTTAGGGCAGATTGATTACCTGATTGGAGGTAGCCCATGTCAGAACCTTTCACCGATTGTAATTGGAAATGAGGAGCATGGAAATGGCTTAGAAGGCATCAAATCAAAACTATTTTATGAGTATATAAGAGTTCTACGAATTGTTAAGCCTAAATACTTCTTATTGGAGAATGTAGAGGGTATGAAAGGCAAAGATAAAGAAATTATAACACTTTGCATGGGTGTTGAACCGATCATGATTGATAGCGGATTGGTATCAGCACAAGAAAGAAAAAGGTACTATTGGACTAACATTCCGAATATTCAACAGCCTCCAAATAAAGGATTGGTGTTAAAAGATATTATGGAAGAAGAGGTAGATGAAAAATATTTCTACACAATTCCTTATCAATTCTTTGGATTGGATAGACGTATTGCAGCTAAGTTAGATTTATACAATTATGATATGTTACAACGTGTATACAGTCCTTATTTTCAAGCCCCTTGCTTAACAGGTTGTAGAGGTGGACACAAACAGAAGAAAGTAATGGACAATGGAAGACCTAGAAAATTAACGCCAACCGAGTACGAGCGTTTACAGACAGTTCCTGAAAATTACACAGAAGGTGTGGCTGACGGACATAGATATAATATGCTTGGAGATGGGTGGACAGTAGATGTGATAGCTTGGATATTTTCACATACACCTAAAGAACAATCAATACATAATAAAGCGATTTAATAAAATAGCAGTTTTATAGAGAATTAATAATATAATAATAGGAGTGATTTAAAATGTCAGTTAAAGAAGTTCTAGGCATCGGGCAAAAAGTTTACCTTCATAATACAAGTGGAATCTCAACAATCGAGGTTGATACATTAGCACCAACACATACAGTATTAAACACACATGATTCATATGTTTTATTAGAGGATTTAAAGACAGGAGCAACTACATACTTATTCAATTTTGATATCGTATACTTAGCACCAAACTATAGTGAAAATTATCATTTCAATACATATAAAGTACGATTAGACCTATTAGAAATCTCATCTAGAGCGTTTGAAGAGTATTGCAGAGATGTTAATGATAATCAAGATGTTACAATGGATGTAGCACGTAGAAAGCTTACACGTAACGTCATTTGTGCTAAGAAGCTGCATCAGCGTGAATTAGATAAAGAAAAGAATAATACTGGATATCAGTATGGGAATATGTTTATTGTAGTATCTGAGAAGAAAACAGGTAAAGTTGTTACAAGGATTACTAATCATAAGAAGAACGATCTTGTGGATAGCAGATATAAGAAACAATACCGTAATTGGAGTTTAGATCAACGCTTATATAGTGAGTTAAGTGCTGCTTTAGGTATTCCCAGTAAGCACAACAAGTATCAAAGTAAATCAGTGGTTGAAGAGGATAAAGTAGAAGAGAATGGCTTTGTACATAGAGTGTTTAACTTCTTTAAAAAATAATTATAAATAAATTAATATTATATGTTGACTTAGAAATAGAATCATAGTAAGATAAGTACATAGCCAAGCAAGACACGGCTTAAACAAAGGAGTGGCTGAAAGGCTACTCCAAGATATAAATGAAAAGTGGTGATTAAATTGATTTAACTAATAGTAAGTAAATTAATAATATAAATAAAAAATGTGAATATACACCTTTATGTCGAGGTTGAATCCGAAATCATACATATCAACACTCAGACAAATAAAATTAACAAGCTGACTTACACAGCTTAATACCGAGAAGATAAAATCACTCAGGTAACTGATCCGTTCGGAGTCACAATACATATATACGGTGAAGATGTAAGCATTGGAGGATATGATCTACCACTTATCCAATTAGTCACAATACATATATACGGTGAAGATGTAAGTGTCAACGGTAAATCGCAAGACATTCAGGTCGAGGTCACAATGCATATAAGAAATAAAATTAATTAAAACTACTCATGGTTACTTACCAACCGTAATGTCGAGAAGTATCAATAAACATTTGATAACACTCAGACGAAATTCACACATCGGAGTAACAACTCATACATAGGTGTGATTGGGTAAGCTTTGTAGTATTGATGGTTATCCTTTCTGTGCTTGTAACAACTCATACATAGGTGTGATTGGGTAAGAATTGGCAGCACAAATGGATAAACAAATGTCCAAATAACAACTCATACATAGAAAATAACTAAGTGCGAATGTAAAGCTCACATAGAATTACTAGGGGATTCGCACCAAGAATAAAATTAGAGAGTAGGAACTAAAATGACAACAAAAGTAATGAGATACCAATTAATTGAAATGGTTGACAATGAAAAAAGGTTTATGTATAAAATGTTAGATGATTTAAGGTATGAAGTGTTTAAAATAAGTAATCGTGCCATTCAAATGTTTTGGGATATTGATAATACATCATATGCATTTAAACAAAAGTTCCAAGAGAATTTAGACCTTAAGGAATTAACTGGGGTGAAGAGCCTAGCTTACATTAGCAGGGCGCTAAAGGAAGAGTATCAAAAGCTAAATAACACTTCAGTCGAACAAGTTTCAAGAAAGGTTGAGAAAGAATGGAAGAAGAATAAAAGCAATATGATTACTGCTGACACTTCCATGATTAGATATAAGCGTAAAAATGCAAATATTAAATTAAAAAACACACAATTTAAGATTGAACCTTTAGATAATAATTTCTATAGAATTAGTGCTAGATTGTTGAGTAAGTCATACGCTAAAGATTTGCACGAGAATGGTTTTGAATTTGCTCAGAAATTTAAAGAAAAAGGTAAAAAGAAAGAAAAAACGATTAAGGAATTCATTAAAAAGAACGATGATAATATGTGGGTTCATTTTAAAATTAAAGCTCATGATGGAAGTCAAAAGAGTATTATCGAACGAGTTGTCAATAAGGAATATAAAGTAGGTGGGTCAGATATTATTTATTGTGATCGTAAAAGAAAGTATTATTTAAACTTATCTTACACATTTGAAGCTGAACAAGCTAAGGTGGATGAAAATAAAATCTTAGGAATTGACGTTGGTGTTAATACTCCTGCTACATTAGCTATTAGTGATGACAAGTGGTATAAAGAATTTATTGGTGATAAACAGGAAATTGAAAATTATCGAAACCAAGTGGAATCTCGTAGAAGAAGACTACAGAAGAACGCAGCGTTATATTCGGGTGAGGGTTCTACTGGTCATGGTAGAAAAACACGATTAAAATCAGTTGATAAAATTAGAGATAAGATTGCAAGGTTTAAAGATTACAAAAATCATATATGGAGTCGTGCAATTGTAAACGAAGCAATTAAGCATGGCTGTGGTACAATCCAAATGGAAGATTTAACAGGAATTGCGGCTAACACAAATGAGAAATTTTTAAAAACTTGGTCATACTTTGATTTGCAAACCAAGATACAATATAAAGCTGAGGAAGTAGGTATTAAGGTTGTTAAAGTTAAACCAGCACACACTTCAGCAAGATGTAATAATTGCGGTCATATTCATTCTAAAGAGAATAAAGATAAATGGAGACCAAAAGAGTTTCATCACGAGAAATTTATCTGTCAGAATTGTAATCATACTGCACATGCTGATTTAAATGCAGCAAAGAATATTGCAATGAAAGATATTGAAAAAATTATTAAAGATCAACTTGAATCACAGGAAAAATATTATAAGAATCAAATGAAATACATACTTGATTAAAGAAAATTAATATTATATAATACATATTAAGGGAGGTGATTAATATGTAAGGTGAGAGAGTGCTAGATAAGTTTAATGAGTTATTAATAAGTAAATTAATATTATATTAAATTGGAGGAATGAGGATAATGGCGAGTAAATTAACCGTAATAACAAATGGTGATGAAATTAACTTTACAGGAGTAGTGAGTAATAAAGATGAGAAATCATTTGTAGTACATAGCGATGGTAGTGTAACAATTAAAGCTGCAAATATCGAGTTTAAAGAGGCATCAAACGGAAATTGGAATGGGGTAGTAACTAATGGGACACTTGATTTGAGTAAAGCTGTTTACAAGGATCATGGTTATAACCGATTCGTAGCTAATGAAAATGAATCAGTGGAATTAGGTAAAAAAGGACTGATTATTAGAAGCGGAGACAAAGTGATTTTCGATAGTAAAGACGGAATTATTAACTTCGACAACTTTACAGCAAGTGAAGTCAAGACAACAAGTGAGTTGCTATGGGGAGCAGTTGAGGAATTGTTTAAAAAAGATAACTATTACGATGTAACAGTAAAAGTTATCAATGAAAAAAGGTAATAAAATCTAAATAAAATATAACTTTTACAGACACAAAATACATAACTAACGAAAATAAATCATTAATTATAAATAAATTAACTATATAATGGAGGAATTTATATTATGACAAGACTATACAATACTTTTGAATTCGTAGGAAACATTAGTATCCCTAAAAACGCTGATCGATTCCATAAGGTTCAAGAATTCAATAGCGGATGGACTAAACACACTATTAACTTTGCAGTACAAGAATCAAAAACAAATAGCGTGTTCGTTCAATTAGAAGGTGGATATTCACAAAGTAAACCCAACAAAGTTCACTCTTTCGGAAAAGGAACTGAAAATGTAAAAGGAACTAAACTAGAAATTCCTTGGGAAGACCGTTTAAAACCAGAAACGGTTGACATGGTAGCTGATTTCAAGAAAATTGTGGTTGATTATACAACTGATGAAGAAGTTAAAGAAAAAATTAACCAATTACGATATGAGATTAGAACTTTGGAATACAAAGACGAATTAACGGATGAAGAAAAAATTAAAGTTGCTGAACTTAAGAAACAATTAAAAGAAGTGGAAACTGATCGAAATGAATTCATCCATGAATACGATGCTATTCAATTCTTATCCGAAACACTTGAAAAACATAAAGATAAAAAATTCAGAATTACTGGAAGTGTTACATACTCAGCATGGAAAGGTAAGTTCTATCGCAACTTTGTACCAGAACTAATTGAACTAGTTAGTAGCGAAGAACCTAATAAACTACATGCCACAGTAGATATTTTCTTTACAGATGATTCATTAGATGAAACAGACTTACAGACTGAGAAGAAAATTTATATTGATGGATATGTATTAAGTTATGATTCTCAAGTTAAGAAAGATCAATTCTTCCCACAACAATTTGTGATTAATGCTCAGAAATTAGATTTTGAAAATGAAGCACATGTGAAGCGTTTAGATTTCTTCAAGAAAACATTTAAGGATAACGGAGAAGGAGTGTACCATCTACAATGGTTAGTCAACATCTTCCGAGGAGCAGATCAAGTTGACTTTACAGAAGAAGATTTAACAGAAGGTCAAAAAGAAGCCATTGCTCTAGGTCTAAATAAACTTGAAGACTTTAAACCTAAAGGTGGTATGTTAGGTGAAACTAAAGAGGAAAATCGACTAGTAAAACCTATCTTGAAAGAATTTGACAAAAACAATGATTTCCGTGAAGGAGCTGCTGAGTCTACGTATGATGTAGAAGATTTGGAATATGTAGCTGCCATTCAAAAAGAGCAACCAAAGAAAGAAGAAACAAAAGAAGAGACTTTAGAGGCTGAAGAAGTAGAATTAGACGATATGGAAGATTTATTCTCTTAATTAAATAATGGGGTGGTTAATTCCACCTCTTATACAAAGTAATGATGGGAATGATTGTTATTGAATATTGTGTCTATGTGATAAGTAATAAAATCAACAATAAATTGTATATAGGCAAAACTAATGACTTGATTAGAAGATGGTCTGATCATAAAAGTTATACTAAGTCTAATAAAAAATCAAACTCAGCATTATATAGTGCAATAAAGAAACATGGAATAGATAATTTTCAAATTAACATCTTAGAAGATAAAATAAAAGATGAAAATATATTTGAAAGAGAAATCTATTGGATATCAAAATTAAACACTAAATCACCTAATGGATATAATTTGACGGATGGGGGAGATGGTTTTAGAGGAAGAAAACACACTGAGGAAACAAAGAAAAGAATGAGTGAGTATTGGAAAGAAAATAACCATCACAAAGGTAAAAAATTATCAGAAGAAACTAGATTAAAAATGAGTAAAGCTAAGAAAGGCATTCCGAAGCCTGAAGGATTTGGAGACATAGTAAGTAAAACTCAAGGTAAAGGAGTAATAATGCTCGACAAAGAAACTGAAAAAGTTCTGAATGAGTTTTATTCAACTTATAAAGCTGCTGAATGGGTTAGAGAAAATGGGAATTATCCTAAAGCTAGTTCTAGTAAGATAGCATCAGTTTGTCGTGGAGATAGAGGTAGTTCTTATAGTTATAAATGGGTATATAAAAATTCAAAAGATGTAAAGGGAGAGATTGTTAATGGGTAAAAAATTATGGAAAACAAATGAAGTTAAAGTTGATATCGCAAGCTACATGCATTATATTCGAGGAGTTAAAAAAGTAGGTAAAACAACTTTATTTAATGATCTAGTTGATAAAATCTCAGGTGGAGATATGAGTCAAGGATTGTTAATTTCGCTAGGTGACGAAGATGGTTATAAAGCATTGAACGGTTTAATGGTTGCTACAGCTAAAAACTGGGCTGAATTAAACGAAATTATCAATGAACTTGTTAATAATAAAAAAGATAACGACTTCAAATTCATTGGATTAGATACTGTTGACGAATTATTCAACATCGGTGTAGAAGAAGTCTTACGATTACATAAGAAGAAATACAACGAGAAATGCGAAACATTAAACTCAGCATTTGGTGGATATGGCGCTGGTCGAGATAAGTTAAAAGATATTGTTCGAGATCAAGTTGCTAGATTGAAAGGTGCAGGTTATGGAATTTTCGCCATCGGTCATACAAAACTTCGCAATGTTAAAGAAAAAGGTAAAAGCGAAGAGTACCAACAATTAACAACTTCATTAAATTTTGACTATGATTCTGTAATCGCAGATAAGGCTGATATTGTAGCGACAATTTCAATCGACAAAGATATTGTAGATGTTCAAAATATAAATGTTGGTGGAAAAACAAAACAGATCGGTTCCATTGGTGGAGTTACACGTTGGATTCATTTCAGAGATGATAACTTTAATGTAGACTGTGGAGCACGATTTGGAGATATTATTCCAAAAGTTGAACTATCGGCAGAAAATTACATCGAAGCGATTGAAGATGCAATTAAGAATTCGGCAAAAGGAAAAAGCAAAGAAGATATTGAGAAAATGAAAGCTAAGGAAATTGCTGAACGTGAAGAAAAAGCAGAGAAATTAGCTGAAGAAAGTAGCAAAATCAACCCTGAAAAAAATGAAGAACTAACTGAACTAATTAAAAATAAATTCACTTCAGCATCTCAGGTAGTTAAGTTGAAAGTTAAAGAAATTATGGATAAACATAACATTGCATCATTCAAAGATACCAGCGATACTCCTACGGAGGCATTACAGGAAATCGCAGAAGCATTAAATTAATAAAATTACATAATAGGTAAGGGGAGTGGGAACATTCCCCTTATTAAATAGATAACGGTGGGTGACTTATGGCTAGAAAATGCAGCTGTCAAATTTGTAAAACAAAAGGGAGTACCGATGTATTTTACAAAGTTACTGACGATAAGGGGAAAAATAAATATTATTGCAGCAAAGAGGAATATGATTCATTCATGAAGGATAAAGAGAACAGAGAATACTTAATTAAATACATAGCTGTTGATGTTTTTAATTATAGTGAGGGACAAATAATTCCCCCTATACTTTTAAAGAGGATTAAAGAATTGAATGTCTTTTATGATTATGAGGTTATCTATGAGTGTTTTAAGGACAGTAAGGATAACATAAAATACTGGATTGAGAATAAAGGGTTTAGTAGTGAATATGGAATGGTTAGTTACATAATGAAGATAATTGAAAGTAATATTAATGACATATATAACAAATGGAAATATAAAAAATCACAGGAACAAAAGAAGAAAAATAATGATTTGAATTTAGAGATTATAAATGAAATTACAGAAATAAAACAAGTAAAAAAGAGCAATAACATCTTGGATTTCTTAGATGAGGAGGACGTTTGATGCAGAAAATAGATAACTATCCGAATGAACTTATTGAAAACAGAGAGATGATCGAAGCTAATTTTATTTTTTGCTTATGGAAAAATCCAGAGTTATTCTATGATTATGAAAAAGAAGTTAGAGCTGATCGAGACTTAATGACTGAAGATGGTATCTTTTACTACTCACTTGGATATGAAATGTTTGTAAAAGGATATAAAAGTTTTGATGATGCAAGTATTTATAGTTACATAGAAGACAAAGAAGTGATTAAGAATGGTTTTACTAGAAGAGGTGGTTACAAAACAGTAGATGATATTAAGAAAATTTTAAACGAAGAAAACATTGATACGTATTATGATGAGTTAGTAAAAAATAACATGTTGTTAAAGCTGAATGATAAAGGTTTCAATGTAATCAATGAATTAGCCAAGTTTAAAAAGATGAGTAGTACACAATTATACAATTACTTTGAATACCAATTGGATAATATCTTCTTAAGTAGAGGTGCTGGAGTAAAAATTGAAGATTTAGATATTGATGATGATTTTATTGAAGCTTGTGATGCAGGGGAAGAAATGGGATTAAGTTATGCAAGTGCGTGTCCTTTGCTCAATTTCCATACACTGGGTTTACATAAATCAAACGTACAAATCTTTGCAGGGTTCTCAGGTACGGGTAAAACTAGTTTCTGTATCAGTTCATACATAATGCCAATTTTAGATCAAGGTGAAAGTATTGTAATTGTAGCGAATGAGATGAATAAAAGAGCATGGCAGCATATTCTAATGGCTACAATCTTAAGTCAAAAACTAGGTTACTATGGTTTAGGAAGAAAGAAGCAAAAAATGGGCGGTTTATCGGTAGAACAGAAACAAAAAATGAAAGAAGCTAAAGAATACTATAACACTCATTATAAAGGGAGATTAAAATTTGCTAAGATTTATGATTACAGTGTCGAAGATGTAAAGAAAGTAATTCGTAAAATGGCTAAACAAGGTTTCGGTTACGCTCTGTATGATACTTTTAAGGCTGAAGACGCTGCTTCTGCTACTGTTACTGGTGAGTTAATTGAAGCATCAAAGCAACTGTTGCAAGTAGCTGAGAAAGAAAATATTGGAATTATCATTACAATGCAGTTAGCTATTTACATGGAAAACACTCGTTATTTATCATCAGCTTGTTTATCAAATGCAAAAGGTGTAAAAGAAATTGTCTCTGAATTGGTATTGACAAGACCTTTATGGGACGATGAATTCAATGGTCAAAAATTTGATGTGCATCCGTATAGATTTAAAAAAGATAGTACAGGTAAATTCACCAAAATTAAAGAAGAGATTCAGTTAAATCCAGATAAAAAGTATAGACTTGTTTTCTTAGATAAAACACGTAATGATGAAGGTGAAACAGTCCTGTTGTATCAATTCGATGGAGCCTGGAATAAGTGGATTGAATTAGGATATTGCACACCTAAGCATCAACGTGCATAGGTGTAATACTAATGGATGTGTACGGTTTAAAGCAAAATATAATTGATAATCCAGAATACATAGAACTTATTTTAGAAAAGACAGGTTTTCATTATGTAGATCGAATGGGGAAAGAATATCGTTGTGCAAGAGAGGAAGGTAGAAATCCTACTTCAGTCAAAGTAAATGTAAATACACTGAGCACAACTTGCTTCTCTACAAATCTAAAAGGAGATTTAATCACATTAGTTCAAAATAAAGTCAACAAGACCTTTCCTCAAACAGTAAAGCTCATATCAGAAATTATTAATTATAAATCAATCGGAGAAACAGTTAAGTACACACCTCCGTTTGGTGGATTTTATAAAAAAATAGCAAAATTAAGAAATGAAGAAGAAGTTGACATTGAGGTATATTCAGATGAATTATTAGAAAGGTTTGAAAAAGTACCAAATATATTATTTTATGAAGATGGTATTATCCCAAGTATTCAAAAAGAATTTAATATAGGATATGATAGTGTATCTGGAAGAATTAGCGTTCCTTGGTACTCTACGGATGGACTTTTATGTGGAGTAATGGGAAGGTTAAATAAAAGAAAAATAGGAACTGATGAATCAAAATGGTTTCCTATTATACCTTTTCCGAAATCTCAAACGTTGTATGGTTTTTCACATAACTATAGTTCAATTCAAGAGAAAGGATTGGCTTTAATTGGAGAAAGTGAAAAACACACTTTACAGTTAGCAAGTTATGGAATGAATGTCGGGTTGTCTCTTGGTGGTAGTTTTATGAGTGAATTACAGTCTAATAACATTAAGTCGTTACTGCCTAGAAAAATAATATTAATGATGGACGAAGGTTTGAGTGAAGATGTTAGTCGTGATATTGCTGAAAAACTCAAGTCCAACAAGTATTATAAAAATCAAGTTGGTTATGTGTTTGATAAAAATAATTTATATTTACCAAAAGAGTCAAAAATGGCTCCTGCTGATCTACCTAAAAAAGATATAAATAAATTAATTAAAAATTGTACAGTATGGATATAGGAGATGATTAGTTGAAAGAGAAATTAGATGAACTAAGATCACAAGGAAAACGAATTTTTTCACACTCTAAATTAAATACAATGAACACCTGTGAGTATGAATATTATAATACATATATTAAGAAAAACCGAGGAATCGATAACGTTTATACACTGATGGGATCGTTAATTCACGACAACCTTGAAAATATTTATAATAACAAAAATGATATTGAGAAATTTAGAAAGCAGTATCAAGAAAAGTTGTTTGAATTGGATATGTTGGGGATTAATTTCCCCAATGAGTCCATAGGTAACAGTTGGAAAGCTGATGTAGGACATTTCTTAGAGAACTTTAAAAAGCTAGATGTTAAGATGAAAACAGAAATGTTAATAGTATTTGAAGTACTAGATGGAGTATATGTTCAAGGATATATTGACGCTACTGTTCCTAGTGATCAAGGTAAACCATACGTCAACCTAATTGACTGGAAGACTTCAAGTAAGTTCTCAGGTAAAAAATTAACTGAAGCAGGACGACAATTATTAATGTATAAATTAGGCATAGAAGCTGTATCAAAATATAAAGTAGATAAGATCATGTGGTTTATGATTAAATACGTTACAGTACATAGACAAGGTAAAACAAAAGTTATTACAAAAATGTGCAGTCGTGGTAAATGGGTTAAAGAAATGAGAAATCAGATTGAAAAAGAATTAATAAGCATTGGAATGGATGCTTTTGAATTAGAAATGCTTTTAGATAAAGCGGTGGAGGATAATAATTTAGATTGTTTACCAGAAGAAGTTAAGAGTAAGTTTTGGTTAGAGGATTGCGTGGTAGAGTATGAGGTTACTGAGGAACGATTAGAGGAATTCAAGAATTACATAAGAGAGACAATTGGTAGAATTGACAGTAAAGACCCTAACAATGAGGATGATTGGAAACCAGTTGAAATTAGTAAATATAATTCATTCTATTGCAGCACGTTATGCGGTCATAGAAAACATTGTAAATACTATAAAAAATTTCTTGAAGAAAATGCAGATGGGTTTACCAAGAAGGAGAAATTAAACAACTTTGATTTATTTGAATGAGGGAGAGGTAATACATGAAAAAAATCTTCTATGACTTTGAGGTTTTTAAGGAAAATTGGATGGTTGTAATTATTGATTATGACACAAAAAAAGGAAAAGTAATCATTGACGACGTGGATATGCTTAAGAAATATTATAATCATTTCAAAAAAGACATATGGATTGGCTATAATAGCAGGGGATACGATCAATACATATTAAAAGGACTATTATTAGGATTCAATCCTAGTTTTATAAACAAAAGAATTATTGAAGATGGAGTGAAAGGACATAACGTAGTAAGAGAGGCTTATAAAATTCCTTTAAATAATTTCGATATTTCAACAGGTTTCCACAGTTTGAAGCAATTAGAAGGTTTCATGGGATCGAGAATCAAAGAAACATCAGTTCCATTTGATATTGATAGACCATTGACTACCGATGAAATTAACGAAGTTATAGATTATTGTATTCATGATGTTAAACAAACTATAGAAGTTTTCGAAAACAAACAAGAAGAGTTTGATAGTCAATTAGCGTTAATCGAAGCGTTTGATTTAAATATGTCAATGTTCACGAAAACAAAAGCACAATTATCTGCTCATATCATCGATGCTGATAAACAACCAAATAGAGGTGACGAATTTAATTTAAGCTTTCCCGATACACTTAAAGTTGAAAAGTATAAGCATATAGTAGATTGGTACAAAGATCCCGAAAACATGGATTACTCCAAAAAATTAAAAGTTGATGTAGCAGGTGTTCCTCATATCTTCGCTTGGGGAGGAATACATGGTGCAATTCCTAAATATAAAGATGAAGGTTTGATCTTATGCTGTGACGTTGCATCTCTATATCCATCTATTATGATTGAATACGGGTACATTAGTCGAAATGTAAAAGACCCTAACAAGTACACAAGAATTCGTGACACTCGTTTGAAACTAAAAGCGGAAAAAAACCCCATGCAGCTACCATACAAAATCGTATTAAATGCTACCTATGGAGCTATGAAAGATCAATATAATCCTTTATATGACCCCTTAATGGCTAACAATGTCTGTTTAACTGGGCAATTACTTTTATTAGACTTAATTGAAAAGTTAGAACCATACTGTAAGTTAATTCAATCAAATACAGATGGTGTATTTATGAAAGTTGAAAAAGAAGAGGATATTGATATCATTAAAGAAGTAGCAAGAGAATGGGAAGAGAGAACAAGACTTGATTTAGAATGGGAATTGTTTGATAAAGTTTATCAGAAAGATGTCAATAATTATGTAATCATTGATAAAGAAGGTAAATATAAATCAAAAGGAGCATATGTTAAAAAGCTAAATAACTTGGATTACGATTTACCAATTGTAAATAAAGCTTTAATAGATTATTTCACTAAAAATATTCCAGTAGAAGAAACAATTAAGACATGTGACGAATTAAGGGATTTTCAAAAAATTGTTAAAGTATCAAGTAAATACATGTATGCACTTCATGGTGAGAATAAGTTACCTGAAAAAGTACTGAGGGTTTTCGCTTCGAAAGAGGAAGGTGCTCCAGGGGTATTTAAAATGAAGCTTAAAATGAAAGATGGGATAGAACAAGAAGTTGCCGAGAAAATAGGTAATACTCCCGATAGTTGCTTTATATATAATGATGATGTCAAAGGTGTGAAAGTTCCAGATCATCTTGATAAAGATTATTACATTGAAGTCGCACAAAAGAGATTGAATGATTTCTTAGGTATTCCTAATAAACGTAAAACAAAGAAGAAAACTAATTAATTATAAATAAATTAATATTATATATTGACTTGCTGATTAAACCGTATTAGAATAAAGACAAGAAATGGAAAGGAGGTGCAAATCATCTTAATAAGTAAATTAAGTAAAAGAGTGATTTTATTGAGAAATTAGGGTTAAAAAAGCCCATCATATCAACGTTTTTAAAATGAGAAAAAGGGGGGATTGGATGATTAAAGTTACGGCATTAGGAGTTAATGGAGCATTCACAAAAAACTATCATAATAACTTCGTATTTGAACTAGGCAGCAGAAAATTATTAGTAGACGCTGGTACAACATTACGAAATAGCCTACATGGCGCAGGATTTAAAGAAACTGACATTACAGACATCTTTATTACACATTTACATAGTGATCATGTTGGAGGACTTGAAGAATTCGCTCAAAAGTGTAAATGGATTTATAACCACAAACCTAATCTTTGGGTAAGATACGACATGATAGATGAGCTTTTCGAGGTTATTGAAAAAGGATTGTGTACAGATGGACTTACAATTTACGACTACTTCACAGTAGGAATTCTAGGTTCGTTCAAGGGAACTGGAGAGTTCAATATCGAGAGTCATAGAATTAAGTTTATTGAAACAGACAATATGCACTGTGAAGGAATGACATCTACAGCTTTAAAATTTTATGACTTAAATGGATACAATGTTATCTATTCATCAGATATTAAAAATTTAAAAGATAGTGGATTAATCGACCATGTGAATGATAGTACCAAAGGGATTTTTCAGGACTGCTCATTGGTTCCAAACAATGTTCACTCGACAGTTGAAGAAGTCATTGAGTATTACGGTGAGGGAAATAAGAATAAAATTTACGCAATGCATTATCAAGATGATGTTAACGCACGAGAAGCTGATGATAAATACGGCATTAGATTTATGATTACAGGTCACATAACTTTTTAATAAACTAAGGGAGATGGAAGAAATGAATCTAACTAAAGAGGATGAGCAAATTAATTAAAGGAGGGAAATAGATGAAACTTAGCATGATTTATAAAGGAAATTGGGTTGAAGTTCTAAAAGCTAACAAGATAAATGAAGAAAATGAGGAGTTAAGTGAATATCTAAAGAAAGCGAAGGGGAAAATTGACTTTATTACATTACTAACTATTCTGGATAGCTTAGAAGTAATTGATATAAATGAAGTTTTAAATAAAATTAATAAAAAATTGAAGGATTCAGAAAAGGAGAATGTTAATGAGTAAGTTTAAATTAGGAGATAAAGTATACATCAAATATGGTGAATTTTCTGGATTAATAGGAGCTATCGAAAGCTACGATAAACATAGGCATGCAGTCTATATTCCCGAAGTTGATACAACTCGTCTTTTTGGTCAAACTCAAATTGAAGCATATAAAAAAGGAGATACTAATATGAACACAGATCATCAGTTACATAAAGATATTATTAATGAAATTCATGAGACTTATTTACGCAAAAACGCTGATTACGGAAATAGTTTTGGAGATCAGTATAGTGAGTACGGCTTGTTATCAGCTCTAATTCGATTAGATGATAAAATGAGGCGATTAAAACAATTAACTAAACAAAAAGCACAAGTTAAAGATGAAAGCATTGAAGACACCCTACTTGATTTGAGTAACTACTGCATCATGACAGTTATGGAACTAAGAAAAGATAATGCAATCAAATCAAATAGTAAATAACGTAGAAAAACTCATCAATACATACGGCAATAAAGTTAAAGGTGACATGAATTTGATTATCTTGTACTAGATGATATACGACAAGGTTGAGATGAATAAGGAAACAATAAACACTCAGCAGCTATTAAAGAAAGGCACATCACCAGACCAAATCATCCATGCAAGATATCTCATTGAATCTATAGAAAAGGAATGATGACTCGTGGAACATGCGTTAGAAATCCTTAAGCGAGAAAAGAGATTGTTAGAAAAGAAGATTCCGATGATTTCTTTTCTTCCTACGACAGTTAAAGACTATGATGAAAGATTAAATAGTTTAGATGAGGCAATTGCAACGTTAGAAAAGGTGAATACATAATGAGGGAATATGAAATTAAGGTTAATTCAAATCATGTTAAAGAGGAGCAGGATAGATTCATTAAGGATGTATTAAATAAGCACAATTTAACTATTGATCAAGTTAAAATCAGCAAACATGAACATAACAACAAAGTAGACGTACATTATAACGGTGATATCATTGGGCTTTGGTTTACTGAACTAAGTTTTAAGGCAATTGATGAGAAGATAATCATCACATGTCATGAATGGATTTAAAGGAGATTTATACATATGAAAATGAACAAGTTGATTGTATTCAATACATACGAAGAAAAGATGGGATATTTAAATAAATATGGAGAGGCTGAATGTTCTACAGTCTCTCTAGAGGAAGGAGTAGGTCGAATCGATACTAAAGGTAGTCGTAAATTTGACTTGATCTATTTCTACAACAATAAGATTGAAGGTAGCGTGCAACATCATTTAGCTTTATTAGAGCGATTCTATAAAGGATTGAGTGAATATAAACTAATACATAGCGAAACGAAAATTATGTAAAATTTAATGGAATGAGGGAGTGTAATATGAAAGTAAAAGAATTAATCGAATTATTATCTAAACAAAATCAGGAGTTAGATGTAGTATTTGGTGAAGATGATTGGGCTGACATAGATACAGTTAAAGAGGATGACAACAATGGAATTCAACATCCAGTTGTAGTTATTAACTAATTAGGAGGCGATTGTAATAGCTAGATTAAAATTTGAAATGTGGAGATATGAACGCAAGCCAAATGAATTTGATGGTTATATGTCAAGGTTCGCAGATGGAAAAGGTAGATACACTGATTCATGGTGGAGCAGTCCTCCTGATTCTATAGATCATGTTGGTGCTGAATATTTACGACATGATTATCGTCATCCAAATGTAAAGACTGCAAGACATGATGAATTTATTAAATTTAGATTCAAAGAAGAGATGCCAAGATTGAAGGGGATGAATAGTTAATGAATGAAATTTTAAAGGTATTAATCGCCAAGAACAATGAATTAGAGTCAATGAAAAAGTACATAACAGACGAAACAGCACTAAATATTATTAAAGCCAAACAAGATACTATAGATGATCTATATGAAATAATAGATAGTAAATGGACATCTGAAATATTAAGTATTGGTGAATAAATTTAGATAAATTTAGATAAATTCTATCTTTTACGGAAAGGATGAGATAGTGAAGAAATTAATTAGATTGCTAGTATACGGATGGTTATTTGATTACCACGTTAAAAAGAAAAATACATATAACATGATGAACCATGAAACTGTTATGAAATATCACTTTGAGAAAGCTCAGTATTATTACGAAAAGATTTATGGTAAAAAATTTAGTTAATAAAATTAGACATTATGAGGAGAGTGACTGAATGAATCTTAGACAAAAAGTTAAGCAAGCTAAAAAAGAACTTAAAATTGTAAAAGAAACTTATCCAGAAAAATACACAATTGACATTGCAAAAAAGCATCATAGAATCAATGAGCTTCAGAAAATTATCAATCTCAAGAGAAATTTCAATCGAGAATACGTTAAATGGAAAGAAGATTATCGCATAGACTCATCTAATTTAACCTATGTAAGCTTTCATGGTGGTTATGAAGAGTTAGGAGTTTTATCTTATCCAAATGGAAAAACGCTATCTGTAAAAGAAGTTGATGCGTTTATTCGTGAAATGGTTCAAACGAAAGTAATTGACGTTGCAAGAAAGGTTGCAAAACAAGAACCATCTGACAATGAAATTATTAATCGTGTAGATTATATAGTCTTTTTATCTAATGATCGTACAAAATCTAAAAGGTTACATAAAGAAAAATTGTTTTACCAGCTTAAAGGAAATGAAAAGATTTATTTCTATAAAAGTAATTTTATTAGTTATAATAAATAAATTAATATAATTAGGAGGAGAAAAAATGAAAGGTTTTGTGTTTTCACTTGTAAGAACTTTGTTGTTATTTGGTGGTGCTTTTACACTTGGATATACAGTTGATATGAAATTAATTCACTATATTGCGTTATTAGCTATTGTACTCGGATCGGGCATGTCAGCACTTAAAATTAAGGAGTGACGTAGGTGAGAGAAGAGATTATGGAAGAAAAGGAAGTTGTTAAAGTCGAGAGAACTGTAATTCAGAAGATAGTGAAATGCAATAAATGTGGGAATGAATCAAAAGGAATTGACAATGATGGACTATATGATAGCAAATTCCAATCAATCAGTTGTAGATTTGGATACGGTAGTGAATACGATATGGAATCTTGGAAGTTTGATTTATGTGAAAGCTGCCTAGTTGAGCTAATTAAAACATTCAAACATGTTCCAGATGGATTCATGCTAGATAATAGTTACATAATCATTGAAACTAAAGAAGAGCATCAGAAGGTATTTGAAGAATGACAGAAGACTGGTGATTGGGAAGAATTAAGATTTAAAACATATGAAGAGTTAGTCGAACTAGCCCCACTATACAATCACAATGAATACATAAACGAATTGATTAGCAAACATCACACAGGAAAGCCATTATTACAAGATTAGTTTCTATATAAAATGTGAACTTTAAAGAAATGGAGCGGATGAATAATGATTGAGTATAGCTTGGAGAGTTCGTTCAATCACTATGAAACAAATGAAAAATTGTACAGAGTGAAAGTTACATATCCAAGTGGAGGAACTTGCTATCAAGTAATGAATGAAGATCAATTAAAATTAAATAATGTAAAAGGAGAGAGTTAATGAAAGAATTATTAGGAGAATTAGAATTAAATAGAATTTACCAGCGTGATTGTTTGGCGGAAGATGGGATGAAATTAATTCCTGATAAATCAGTAGACCTTATCTGTATTGACCCACCTTACAACATAGGGAAAGATAAGTGGGATAAATGGAAGACGGTTGAAGAATATGTTAATTGGATGGTTGACGTGTTCAAAGAGTGTGAGCGAATATTGAAACCGAATGGTTCATTTTATTGGTTTCATAACGATATGACTCAAATTTGGAGGTTAATGCAATCTATAGAGCTAGAAACTAACTTTACATATAAGCAATTCATAGTTTGGAACAAACGATTTGAAGGTGCGAGTAATAAAGGTTTTCTTGATGGGTTTGTGGAGATTGGCGGATTGCGAAATTATCAACAAATGGCAGAATATTGTTTATTCTATACTCTGCAAGATGAACTAAAGCATATAAAAGAGTTTGATGATTTACGTAGTTATCTGAGAGAAGAAAGTATAAAGGCGTTTGGACACATAAATGGCATGAATACATTTCTTGGATTTGCAGAAAAAGGAGGAATGGCTACTCGAAAATATTTAGGCAAAACACAATTTTATTTACCAACAAGAGAGCATTACGAAAAACTAAGGACTACTGGCTATTTTAAAAGAGAGTACGAGGACTTAGTCAAAGATTATGAATCTAAACGATACACATACAATAACTTAAAACGTAACCATTCTGTGTGGAATTATGAGATAGCATCAAAGCAAGGGCATATTACACCAAAACCAGTAAATATGATTGAAAATATAATTCTACATAGTAGTAATGAAGGTGATGTAGTGTTTGATTGTTTTATAGGAAGTGGAACAACAGCAATAGCAGCTACTAAATTAAATCGCAGGTGGATTGGCTTTGAGAGAGAAACGAAATACATAGAAATTGCCAATAAACGCTTAGAACAAATCGAAATACATACTGATTTAAATAAATTGTAAAATATATAAGTTTCAATAAAAGGTGGATTTTACAGTAAGTAAATTAAGTATAAAGGGAGTGATACAGGTGGTTGAATTCAAATTTCATGTAGGGCAAGAGGTGGAAGTAGTTGAGCTAAAGAAAAAAGGCGAAGTAAGACAAACAGAAATTAAGCAAGCATACATATCAGGTAGGATTGTTACTCATGAGCGTTATTATGTTAAAACTGGACTTCAGTATGGATGGTATATGGTTGATAAGTTGAAGGCATATATTGATGATTTAGATTATATTGATCCTTCAGCATTAGATGTAATTAATAAGCTGCTAATTGATGCACATATTGACAATAAGAATTTTGAAGCTATTAGAGAAATGAATTCTAAGAAAGATACAAATGAAGAAAATTAATTAAAGGAGTGTTGTTATGGAATGGTCTATCGTGGATGAATCAGGTAAATTCCTTTGTGAAGCAAATTGTCAGTATGATTGCTATGACTTGTCTACAATGATGTATAATGCAACAGAATTAAAATATTACATAGAAGAAAAGAAGTGTCAAATCATTAGTAGAGAGGAAGATTGAATGACTGAAATTCTAGAACTTACATATGATGAAAAATTAAAAATTGCAATTGATGATTTAACAACAATGTATTTAAACGAAGAGGATGAACGTGATTGGGCGTTAGCATGGTCAGGGGGGAAAGATTCAACTACTGTGATGGGAATGGTTGATAAAATGCTACAGGGATTACCTCCTGAAAAGAGAAAACGGACTATCCATGCAGTAATGTCTGATACAATTGTAGAGAATCCTGTCTTAGAGGAATATATGCGTGATCAATTAAATAAATTAGATAAGTATGTTAAAGAAAAAGATTTACCAATTACAGTTGAATTAGTACATAGACAAGAGAAACATTCATATTTTTATCTGATTTTAGGTAGAGGTTATTTCCTACCTCAGAACAATGGTCAAGGGAGATGGTGTACTGATAGGCTTAAGCTACAGCCACAGAATAATAAATTAAAAGATATTAATCCCTCATACATATTAGTTGGAACAAGATTAAGCGAAAGTGAGAAACGTAAACAATCTATTGAAAAATGGACAGCTAAGAATGATTTAAGCTATAAAATTGGTGATCATGCTTCATTATCAAATTCTAAAACATTTATGCCTATTATTGACTTTGATATTGAGGATGTGTGGCGATACCTGCAACAAGAAAGATTAGGGTGGTCATCTACACATCAAGTACGTAAATTATATAAAGATGCTACAGGGGAGTGCGGATTTTCAAACCCTAAGGCGACTCAGAGAGCAGCCGAAGGATGTGGAGCACGTTTTGGTTGCTGGACGTGTCCTGTAATATTAAATGACCGTTCCACTGAGCAAATGTCTATTACACATGACTGGATGAATCCTCTTGTTAGATGGAGAGAGTTACAAATGCTTGTATTTGGTGAATATGTTCCTCCTAAACCAAAAGATCAAAAACGTAAAGAGCGTTCAGCTATTCTTAAAGTATGTAGAGAAATTAATAAAGAAATTAAGAAAGTAACTAAATCAGGTCATAAACGCAATGGTAATCGCATGGTTGATAAGAAAACTGGAGAGCTGCGTAATGATCAAGGAACGTTCACAGTGGAAGCTAGAGAGTTTTTATTTAACGAGCTAATCAAGACTCAAAATGACGTGAATAAAATTAGAGTTAATCAAGGATTAGAACCTATTACATTAATACATAATAAAGAAATTGAAATGATTAAGGAGCAATGGGAAGTAGACCGTAAGACTGCACCTTGGTTAGTTAGTAATGTCAACGGTAAAACAATTGATGATTTAAAAGTATTGATTAATAATTACTATAAAACAATTAATTCTAAGTTTAGCGTGTGAGGAGGTGTAGAATGACTGAGCCTAACCAGGAAGACAGTTTATACATAATTGACCGTATTAAAACACTTATTGATCAATTAGAAGAGAAATGTGAAGTAAGTAGTATGACAATGGGTGAATATAAAGAGTGTGAATACATAATTAGAATGCTTAGATTTATGTTGGATCAATTGAATGGAAACGTATATTTTTCACAGTAAAATATCTCTTTTACAGAAAACAGGAATTTATTATAAATAAATTAATATTATATATAGACAAACAAAACGAGTTATAGTAAGATGTAATTAAGGTAATTGAAGGAGATGTTGCCATTGATTGTAAGAAAGAAATTAACATAAGTCACTCAAGTTTTTGGTCGTTGAAGCATTGAAAAATAATATAGATGAATGGGGAGATCAAGATGGGTTTCAACGGTTCTAATGCAACGAATAATAAGGTAACAGAATTACATAAGAGTAAAAACAGTGAACAAGAACGCCAAGCACGATATGAGGCTATGGCTAAAGGATACGCAGATATGGCATACATAAATTTAGAAGAAGCAAATGCAGCACATGTAAGTGGAAATCAAGCAGATGTTGTAATTAATGAGTTTGTTTCAAGAAACAACAAATAAGAAAATTAATATTATATAATATAAAAATAGATTAGGAGTGTTACATTTGACAGTAATCACAAAAGACAGAAAGTCACATATCCAAAAATCAGAGTTTGACGAGAATCGATTCCGTAAGTTTATTAATGAGATTGTAGCTGATACTGATCGTGAATTTGATAAACAAGTAATCGAAGGTTTAAAGCTAAAACTGATTGAAGAAGTAACATCAAGACATAAGATTGAAGCAGATAAATTATTTGATTTAATCATTCGAGAAGTTAATGAGCTAATTAGTCCTAAAACTCCAGAATACACATATCTATCAGCTTCAGCATTACGCAGAAAGCTTTACAAAACGGTTTCTAAGCAACGAGGATTTGATTATAAAAAAGGTTATGGAGATTACTTATCATTTGTTCGTATGATGACAGAAAAAGGTTTATATTCCGAGGATATTTTAAACTCATACTCTGAAGAAGAAATTAATGAAGCAGGGACTTATATTGACAAAACAAAAGATAAATTATTCTCTTATGCAGGTTTATACCTTTTAAAAGAAATTCACTTGAAGAAGGATTATGACGGAACACCATTAGAATTAATGCAAGAACGCTTCCTTTCAATTGCAATGTACTTGATGAAGGATGAAGTAAAAGAGCAGCGTATGGAATTGGTTAAGGAAGCTTATTGGGCGCAAAGCAATCACTATATCGGAAACAGTACACCAACAATGATGAACTCAGCAAGTCCAAATGGAACGTTATCATCTTGTCATATTGTAACTTTCTCAGATGACTTAGATGGAATTATGAATGGACTACAGCAAGTAGCTAAATTTAGTCAGAATGGCGCAGGGCTAGGAATTTATGGAGGATTTTTACGAAGTAAAGGAAGTTGGATTCGAGGATATAAAGGAAGAGCAACAGGAATTACACATCCAGCACGTTTATTAAGTGTATTAGCAGAATACGTGAATCAATTGGGAGCACGAAAAGCTGGATTGGCATTATATTTACCAGTTTGGCATTTAGATATCTTTGGATTCTTAGATTTAAAATTAAAAACAGGCTCACAAGAAAAACGAGCGCATTCAATTAAAACAGCAGTTTGTTTACCAGATGAATTTATGCGTAGATTAAGAGATAAAAAAGTGTTTACGATATTCGATCCGTACGAGGTAAAGAAAAAATTAGGGATTGATTTAAATCGTCTCTACGATAAGAAGAAACTTAAAGATGGAGAAGAACCTAACGCAGAAGATCATGCATTTACATATTATTACCGATTAGCTGAACAATCTACAGAAATTGAATTACGTCAAACAGTTAATGCTACAGATATTTATAAATCAATCTTTACAGCACGTAAAACAGGCGGAACACCTTACCTTTACTATAGTGATACAGCAGCTAGATATAATCCTAATCCACATGCAGGAATGCCATTTGCATCGAACCTATGTTCTGAAATAGTGCAAAACATGGAGTATGACCAAAAAGTTCTATCTGAGTTAGATGAAGAAGGTTTTGTAACAGTTAAGTGGAAAGGCGATGGATTGGTTACTTGTACTTTGAATTCAATGGTGTTAAATAACGTTTTCACTCAAGATGTAGATTTACAACGTGTAGCTGATATTCAAGTACGTATGTTAGATAATGTAATCAGTCACAACAGAACTGTCGTTGCGCAAGCCACGCATACGAATAATCTGTACAGACCTGTGGGAGCTGGTCAGCTAGGGCTTACAACATTGTTAACGGAAAAGGGTATTCGATGGGAATCAAAAGATGCTGCTGAATATGTAGCTAAGATTGAAGAACAGATTCACAGAGCAACTATCATTGCGTCACACAAGCTAGGAGTAGAAAAAGGAAGTTACCCATTATTTGAAGGTTCTGATTGGCAAACAGGAGATTTCTATGACAAACGAGGATTCTTCTCTGATGAATGGCTAGAAGTTAAAGAAATGACTAGTAGAGCTATGCGTAATGGATATCTTCAAGCTGTTGCTCCAACTTCATCAAATAGTATCGTAACCAACAGCTCTCCTTCACTTGATCCATTGTATGAGGTTGTGTATCGTGAGGAAAAATCAGGAATGAACGTAATCATCACTCCACCGAATTACAATAATAAAACAAAATGGTTCTATAAGTCAGGATTTGAAATGGATGAGATGTGGGCTATTAATATCATTGCAGAAGCTCAACGATATATTGATCAAGGTATCTCACATAACATGCACGTATTAAAATCAATTAAAGGCTCTGAAATGTTGCGCTTAGACTTAGCTGCATGGGAAAAAGCATTGAAAACAATTTATTATACTTATACAGAAGAATACGAACGTGATGATAATTGTATTAACTGCGAAGGATAAGTTGAATTAATTAAAATAACATACATAAAAGGAGAAAATACATGACAACAGTAAAACCATTTCGAATTTATAACTCAGAACATTCAAATCTTCCTACCAAAATTATTGGTGGGAAGGCTTCAGGAATTAGAGATTGGGATAATATTAAATACTCTGTATTCCTTGAGTATCATAAACAATTATTTGGAGAGTATTGGATTGAAGATGAAATTAAGTTAGGTAAAGACATTGAGGATTATACTAATAAACTATCTGAAGCAGAGCGAAAAGTATTCAACTATTCAACTGGAACATTAAACTGGCTTGATTCAATCGCATCTGATGTGGTTCCTATCTTAAATTTGATTATTACAGACCCTAGTATCCGTTCAGTGTTGGAACTTATCTCATCATTCGAAGGATTACATAATCGATCATATCAATATTTAACGGCAACAATGTTGAGCAATCAACAGAAATTAGAGGCTTTTAATGAAATTAGAGAGTTCCCTTTGTTGGTTAAGCGAAATGAGATTATCATCTCTAAATTACAAACTATGGTTGAAACAATTTCAGATTACGTATTAGCTAAAAAAGAGGTTGATGAGAAACTATTACAAGCTATTTTCGAAGGATTGTTAGCTTATCAATCACTAGAAGGACTGTATTTTGCAGGAGGTTTTGTATATTTCCATTCATTAGCACGAGATAACAAGATGATTGAGAGTAATTCTCTAATAAATATGATTCGCACTGACGAAAATCAGCACTCAGAAATCTTTGGTTTAATCATTCAAATCTTAATGGCTGAATTCCCTGAATTAAACACTAAAGAAAACATGAATTATGCAATGGATTTTTACCGTGAATGCGTTCAAGCTGAAAAAGAGTGGGCTACATTCTTATTCAAGGACATTGATACATTGTCAATTAAAGAGTATCACAACTATGTAGAATACTTAGCTAATGTTATTTGTAGAAATGCAGGAATGAATGAACCCTATCCAGAGAATCAAGAGTTAAAATCAAAGTGGATTAGTACATACGGTAGCAAAAAACGTGATGGTAATAACTCAGATCAAATTGTATCAAGAACAGATTTCTTACAAGCGAATACAACTAACTATGCTCATGAAAGTGGCGAGGATTTTGACTTGTAATAAAGTGATTGTTCTCTATTCCTTAAAGGGAAACACAAGAGGTATGTTGGATGAAATTAATTTAAATAATTACGATTTTATTGATATCAGTAAGTGTGAGAATTTAAATCTAACTCAGTATGAAACAGTGTTAATCGGGACTTCTACTTATGGAAGAGGAGTCCCACCTAAACCATTCTTTAAATTCAAAAATGAATTATTGAAGCTAAACAACAAGAAGATAGGATTGTTTGGAAGTGGAAATAGTCATTATGAACATTATTGTGGAGCATTAGATTTACTAGAAGAATTATTGAATGAAAATAATGAAATTCTGTTTAAGTATAAGTTTGAAAGTTATCCGAATAAACGAGCAAAAGAAGAATTTTATAAGCTAATGAAGGAATGGTGCGATGACTAAGAAGATAGAATTATCAAACGGAGGATATGCATTAGTTGACGATGAGGATTACGAGTTTCTAAATCAATGGAAATGGCGAAATGAAGATGGCTATGCTGTAAGAACCACAGAATCTAATGGCAAGAAAAGAAAAATAAGAATGCACAGATTACTTATGGGATATCCAGAAGGGAAGGTAGTTGATCATAAGAACCGAGACAGATTAGACAATAGAAAAGAAAACTTGCGAGTGTGCTTTCATTATGAAAATGCAATGAATATAGTGAAGAATCCTAACTTAGAAACCACTTCAGAATACAAAGGTGTATTTTACAGAGAGTCAACAAATTGTTGGAGAGTTCGTATAAATGCAGCCACAAAAACTATTGATGGTGGAAATTTCACAGATGAGATTGCAGCAGCAAATGCTTATAATTATTATTGTAGGAATCTTCATGGAGAATTTGCAAATTTAAATGATTGTCCTTATATGGAAAAAGAAGAATGGGAATCTTACAAAACTAATAGAAAGAAAGCTAAAATCACATCAAAATATATTGGAGTAGGATGGAATAAGCGAAAGTCAAAATGGAGAGCTTACGTAGGTTATAAAGGCAAACAATATCATATAGGCTATTTTGAAGATCAAGAATTAGCTGCTTTAAAAAGAGATGAATACATATTAGAAAATAAATTCGATTTGCCACTAAATTTTGAACTACATAAGGAGACTGATAACATGGAGTTAATTAAATTTTTTAAAGATGGATGCAATCCTTGTACGATGGTTGATAACTTTTTAAAAGATACAGGAGTTGAATATAAGAGTGTTCATGTATTTGAGAATCCTGAAATTGCAGGAGAATATGATTTAGCAAGCGTTCCAGTAACTATTTTACTAGACGATGAAGGAAATGAGATTCAACGATCCAATGGTTTTAACCCTGCCGAATTAGAAGAGTTAATCTCACAACTGTAAGTATCGTTAAAACTAGAATTTTATCTAAATAAATTAACACAAAGGAGGTGAAACAACTCCATGCTATATGGAGAATATCAAGGCAAGAAATTATATAGTGACTACAATCCAAAATATAATGAAGAAGAATTTGATAATAAAGTCACATCATTAATTGAGTTAATGGAAGGAAATGAGTTAATCTCATCAACATTTAAACATGAGAATGATTATATATCAGTTAGCTTAATTAATGACGAAATACATATTGATAATGTAACAGAAGACTATGAGGATTAAGAGAAAAGGGGAATATATTATGAGTAAAAAATTTGAGGAAATGATTTTAGTAGCTAAGCGTGAATTATTGTTTGATAATGAAAAATTAACATTTCAAGGTGTAAGTTCTGATGAGCAATTAAATACAGAGATTAATAATCGATTAGCAGCTAATATTGAAGTTATGCGTAGAGGTGGATTAAACGACTCAACTCCAAAAGAAAACAATGCTGAAATTAATGAAGAATATAAACAGCCTATTCCATATGTAGTAATTAAGCGTGGTAATCAAGTGTTTGGGTACGCTCGTTTATCGGGAGGAGGCGAGTCACGATTACACGATTCATGGTCTTTGGGGTATGGTGGTCACGCAAATCCTACAGATGACGAAAAGTTTGAAGATGTTATTATGACTAATCTACAACGTGAATTAGAAGAGGAGTTAGATATCCAAGCAATCTCACAAGAATTAAAATTAATTGGATTAATTAACGATGACTCAGGAGTAGGATTACATCACCTTGGATTACTTTACACACTAGAATTAGATTATAAAGCAACAATTGAAGTGCGTGAAAAGGATCAGATTGAAGGTTTCTGGTTAAATGTTCAAGACCTAAAGAATGAAGATGTATATCCTAAATTAGAATCTTGGTCACAATTTGTAGCTGATTTGTTAGTTAAGTGAGGTGAATACATGTGATTGTAATTGTCGTAGGATTTATAGCACTTCTAGCTGTCATTTGGTTAGTCTTAGGGAAGATTGGATTATTCAATAAAGTTGGTAATAAAGTAATTAATATTAAAAACTTGTTTGAAGAGGAGAATGAAAATGGTAATGACAAAAACTAAAGCAATTATTGGTGGGGCAGTATTGGGAACAGGACTATTAGTAGGTGGAGTTTTAACAGCAATGTCAGTAGAAGTTATTGGTCAAGGTTCGGCTGGCGTTGTGTATAGTCGTTCTGAAGGTGTTCAAGATAAAACTTTAGGGCAAGGTTGGCATTTGGTTAGTCCTTTTGAAAAAGTAACATCTTATCCAATCTCAACTGAAACAGTAAATGGAGCAGATTTCAACGTTCAAACTAAAGACGGTAAACCACTAACAGTTAGTCTGTCTTACGATTATGCTAACGACCTGGAGAAACTACCTCACATTTATAATAAGTTTAAAGGTCAAGACTCAGAAACAATTCAAAATGGATGGTTGCAAACACGTATTAAAAAGGCTGCTTTAAATGTGTTCGCTAAGTATTCAGTGCTAGAAGTATTCCAAAATCAAGGACAAATTAATTCAGAAATTGAAAATGAGTTTCGTAAACTAGTGGATAAAGAAGGGTTCTTGGTTGATTCAGTTACATTAAGCGCACCTTCTCCAGATAAGCAAACTGCACAAGCAATTCAAGGTGTAGTAGATGCTCAACAGAAATTAGAGAAGCTTGAAATTGAAAAGAAACAGGCAGAGGCTAAAGCTGAGAAATTAAAAATTGAGGCACAAGGTAAAGCAGAAGCAGCGATTATTAAAGCTAAGTCTGAAGCAGAAGCAAACAAAACTTTAAACGCATCTTTAACTCCTGAACTATTAGAAATGAAACGCATTGAAAAATGGGATGGAGATAAGAATGTTCAAACTAAAGTAGTTGGCTCAGATTCCAATGTTATTGTTGGTGGTTCTAAATAATATGGACAAATGGGAACAACTTAAAATTAAATTAGAACAAGAAATGATCAATGTTTCTCAACATGGACTATTCCAAAAGAAATATGCTTATCGTGAAGTATTGGAAATGATGAAAGAATTAGATAAATAAATTAATACATAACAAACAGAGGTAGATGACTTAGTAAGTTTTCTGCCTCTTTCTATAAAAAGGAGAGATTAATTTTATGAAACTATCAAATTTTATCGAAGAGAAAACTAAAGAGTTATTACTAACAAATAGAGAAGCAATCTTTAAATATGCAGTGGATGTGGAATTATCTAAAAACTCGGTATCTGAAATGTTTACAGCATCAAATACTCCATTAGATAGAGAAGTTATTGAATTAGAAACCTTGTCTGAGCTACCCGAAAAGAATGGTATCGAACATACTCCTAACGGATCAAAAGTCGTATTTGAAGTTAAGCGTCCAAGAAAACGTAAATATGAATCTGTTTCATTTGATGTATTATGGAGTGATAACAATGGATAAGTGGGATTTAGATTCAATTGAATATACGATTGATTTCTTCACTTCTGCAACAATTACATATAGCCGATTCAATGCAGATGTTATACATAGTCGTAAAGTAAAAATTAAAGTGTTAGATTACTTATTCTTTGATGGAAATATACATACAGCAGTACATAATGAGATTCAAAAATTAAAATATGAAATGAAGAAAGAGAACATGACTATTACAGCTAACAACTTTGCTGAGTCAGTTGTGTAAATAAAAAAAGAGCACCATGGTAGATGCCCTTTTAGGATTTGTTGAGATTTTTGTTTTTTAAAACTTACCGTAGAAACCCGCTATTTTTCATAAGCAAGAATATGAGCACTCCCAGCATGAGTGCTTGTGCAATGAGTATCAACAACAAATCCTTAGTAAAAGTATGGGCATTCGAGAAGAAATTTATACAAACTAATTTAAAAAGGGAGTGAGAATATGTATTTTATTGATAAAGGTTCAGGTGACTGTATTCTTTTTATCCATGGAATTGGCAAGCAGATGAGCCATCTAAATACTATAGAGTCATTACCATTGACTTAATTGGACACGGACAAAATAAATCAACACAAAAGATTGCACTACGTAATATGGCTGCTAATATAATTAACCTTTTAGATGCTTTAGATATTAAAAGTGTCCATCTAGTTGGCTTGTCATTAGGTGGTGTGATTGTCCAGGAATTGCTACATTCATATCCAGACTATGTGAAATCTACTGTATTATCCAACACAATTTCTATATTACCTTATTTTGTTGGGAAATATGCTGTAGATCATCGAATGGTTAAATTAAATAAATTAACTAAAGAAGAATATGAATGTAATGTGACAGAGAATTGTTTACATGGAATATACCCTGAAAAACACATAAATAAGATAAGTGAAATGTTTCTAGATGTTAATAAGAGTACATATGAAGATGCAGCAAGTATTTCATTAGGGATTAATTATACAAATACACTACTATATAATACTAAACCAATGCTAGTTATTGGTTCAATATTTGATAAAGTAACGCCATACATAAACACGTTAACTACATACTGGTTAGCTAGACATGCTAAATTAAAGACATTTTATAATTCAGGACATATCCCTAATATTGAATGTGCAGATGAGTATAATCAATGCTTATTAGAGTTTTATAAAGAAATTAATTAAATATGGAGGTAAATAAAATGGGTAATAAGGTTAAATATAATGGCAAAGAATTCGATGGAGGCAATATCACAATTAATGAAGATGGCGTATTTATCGATGGTAAGAAAGTAGATGTTGAAGATATACATTTTAGTACATTCACACATGAAACTGTAACCAATCATTACTACCAAAAGGAAGATAAAAAAGCTAAAACAAGGAAGAGTAAAGAATGGATATGGGATTTGGTGAAATTAGTAATTGCTTCGGCTGTTATTAGTAATCTAATGTGGGGATTCAGTACTTTTGATGATCCTGTTAGGAATGTAGATATAATAACTGCAAATTTATTGGCTTATCTAATTATCATGAAGAAGAATAAGTAAAACTTATATTTTATTGAAAGTAAATTAATTATAATGGAGGAATAACTATGAATAAACGTCAAATTAAAAAGATGAACACTGTAAAAAACAAAGAAACAAATGCTGTAGTAAAGGTTGATCTAACAAATGTCACAGATAACTCTCATATTGATATATATGTGTCAAACGACTTTAAAGTAACTCGTGATTATGAACATTATCTAGGGAATGAAAACCATGATGGAAAAGTTTCAACAACAAAAGCTATAGCTAGAGGTAAAGACTGCCTTATTTATATAGTTAATGGAAAAGACAAAAAGATAAGCGTCTCAGCTTTTCTATCTGACACGAATAAATCTTATTATGTTATTCGTCCAAAACAAACCACTGAGAAAGGGTGATTTATATTAAATCAATTAAAGAAGCTATTGAAGAATATAACTTGACTCCAACAGAAGCTAAAGCATATGAAAAAATGATTGCTATGATGATATGTTTTAGAAAGCATAAATGATTATCAGAATTTAAGTGAGGCGATTAAATGAGTTGGATTATCGGTGGGATTATTTATATAATGATAGGTATTATCGTGTTCCTAATTAGCATCAAAGACGATCATTCAGATAGCTGGACAATGTTCCCCATAATTGTGCCTATTGTAGTGTTAGGATATCCATTTTTATTAATTAAGAAATTATTTGAAGTAGAAGATAAAGGTTATTATAAGAAATAATTAAAACAAAAAACTCTCCTTTGAAGAGAAAGGGATGATAAGAATGGAGCAGAAGAAATTATTTGAATCGCTAGATGGGCTGTTTGCTTATGACACAGGCTGCACAGATTCGGGAATAAAAGATGAGCAGCTAAGAGAGGAAATAACTGATTATTTGCATTCATTAGAAGATGATGATTTCAGAATCACTCTATCTACATACATTAGAGAATATTATGTGAGTGAAAAAGCAGTTGAACAAGGCTATGGAATTGAAGATGTTGCGGAGTTTATTAATTGGCTTTCAGATAGAATGGGAATTGACTTATAAAAGGAGGAAGAATAAATGAAAAAAGAATTTACAGGTTATTTAGGTGGAGACTACGATGATTTAGGAATGTTCGATAATAAAAAAGATGCTGAACGTGGTATGTTTCCAAGTGAAGAATTAAATGATTTACTAGAAGAGTTCAAAGGTAAAAAAGTTAAAATCACTGTAGAAACATTTGAAAGCGAAGAAGATACCACAGAAGACATTAAAATCACATCAGATTCAGGAATATCTTATCCAACTGTACATTATACAAAAGGAATTTCAGTCCAAGTAGGAGAAATAGAACAAGGGGTTATTGATGATTATTCAATAGCAACAGATAAGTTTAAATCTTTGTTGGAGAAAGTAAGATCATACGAAAGTAATATTAAAGTAACATCAGATGAAATTCCTGTGAAATATGATGGAACTGAATATTAAGTCTGTATAAAATTTTACTTTTATAGAGAGGGGAGTTTTAGTTTGGACTATAAAAGAATGAGCACAAAAGAATTAGAAAAGCTAATCGGTTTAGATCAAATCAAACCAATACAAGTATCAGCAGGAGACGAAACTGTTATACGTGCAGAAGGTGATGTATTTTCAGAATGGTATAGAGAGGAATTAATTAAACTTATAAGGGAGGATAAGAGATGAAAAAGATAGACAAATCGAACATTACAGGATTAAATAAAGAAAAGAAAGAGCTACTGAGAAAGTTTATGGGTAGTAGCTCATACCCAATTGACTTAAATAAAGTTCGTGAATGGTGGAAGATGATGAGTAACGAATTCACATTAAGCGAAGAAGACATTAAGAAGATACTGTCTACACCAGTAATAGAAATATCCGAAAGCAATGTCTCAAATGATATTCATTTAAGTAAAGAGGATCGCATTAAGCAAGCTAAGGAAATATTGAAGCAACGTTCAAAATTAGATGATGACTATGAAACTTCAAGTGGAATTATCGCTGTCCCGCCTCCTAAAGGTGTGCCACGATATAATTTAACTAAAATGTTTGAATACTGTGATAAGAATAATAAAAATGCCAAAGAATTGAGTGTAGAAGAACGTAAACGATTTGAAATTGTAAAGGAGGATTAATGTGGAGAAGAAATCGAGTGAAACTAAAATGGTTATTGTAATGAGAAAAGATTTAAACATGACAAAAGGCAAATATGTGGCACAAGGTAGTCACGCTGCATTAGGTGTTGTTTTGGATATTCAAAAAAGTCAAAGTGTTCATCATCATATGATTTTAAATAAGTGGTTGAACGAATCGTATGTAAAAGTATGTGTATTTGTGAAGAGTCTAGAAGAACTTCATGAATTAAATAAGAATGCTATTGATCAAGGCGAAGCAGTTAAACTAATTACTGATAATGGATTGACAATGTTTAATGGAGAAAAAACAGACACTTGTCTTGCTATACTTGGATATCGAGAAGATGTTGATAAACTAACTGGTCACCTACGGCTACTTTAAGTAAAAGGAGTGATACATAATGAGAAAAACGCAAATATACAATGATATGTATGAATGGATGGATTATGAGTTTAATCAATTGTTCAAAGGTGCAAGGTTTAGATTGCTTAATGATGAAGGTGATCTAATTTACATAAATGGACAATCAGAATTTATAGCTACTAGTGATTCATATTACAGTGATGAAAGTAGCTGCTGGTTAATTGATACAAATTAATTATAAATAAATTAATATTATATATTGTAATTTAAATTAATAGATGGTAAGATATGTAGTGTAAGGTAGTTAATGACCTTGCACTATTTTTATAAGTATGAGGAGAGTGATTGAATGAGTAATGAATACGGTAATGATAGTATTAGAAGCTTATCAGATCGTGACGCTGTTCGTATGCGTGTTGCTACATATGCAGGAGGAAACGATAAAGCAGGAGCTTTTACAACTGTACGTGAGGTTGTAGCAAATTCAATTGATGAATTTAAAACACATCATGGTGATGAAATTACAATTCAGCATCTAACAGATGGAAGTATTAAAGTTGCGGATAAAGGAAGAGGATGTCCTGTAGATTGGAATGAATCAGAAGGAAAATACAATTATCAACTCATCTTTGAATCCTTGAACGCAGGGGGAAAATTCTCTCAAAGTAACTACAACTTCTCAACTGGCTTAAATGGTATTGGGAATTCTTTGGTAGTGTTGTCTAGTAAATTCGCTAATATCGAAGTTATTCGAGATGGACATAAATATAACCTTGAGTACTTAAAAGGTATCAATGAAGGTGGATTACATAAAGAAAAATTAGATAGCGAAACTCCTACGGGAACTACAATACACTGGAAACCAGATTTAGAAGTATTTCTAGAGAATGACTTTCCTGAAGAGTGGTTTGTTGATTACTTAAAACAACAAGCTATAGTTAATAAAGGGTTGAAGCTAATCTTTATTAATCAAAAAGGAGAGCAGCAAGAGTTTTATTATGAAGATGGAATTGTTGACTATTTGAAAGAATCAGCAGAAGGTAAGGAGTTCACAGCAATTCAATACTTAGAAACAGAGGCTGTTGGTAGGGATAGAGAAGATAAAGAGGATTATAAATCTAAGTATGAGATTGCATTTTGCTTTAACAATGAGATTACAAAACTAGAATCATACCACAACAGCTCTTACTTGAAAAATGGTGGAGCGCCTCATGATGCGATTAAAACAGCGTTTGTATTTGCAGTTGATAAATTAATAAAAGATAAAGGTAAATACAATAAAAACGAAAAGAAAATTAACTTTAGTGATGTTGAAGATAGTTTGATGATTGTCAGTAATACATATTCTTCAGAAACAAGCTATCAAAACCAAACTAAATTCGCTATCACTAACAGATTCATACAGGAGCATATGAGTAAATACCTGAAAGAGCAGCTTGAGATTTACTTTATTGAAAATCCAATCGATGCAGACAAGATCGTAGAAAGAACATTGATCAATAAAAGATCTAGAGAAAAAGCCCTTAAAACTAGAAACGATGCAGTTAAACAGCTTTCTCAAACTGTGAAAAATTCTTTAACTCGACCTGAAAAGTTCTTACCGTGTAGAAGCAAAGATAATAGTGAAGTTGAATTAATTATCATTGAAGGAGATTCAGCTATGAACTCTGTAAAGAATAGTCGTAACTCCAAAATTCAATGTGTAATGCCAATTAAAGGTAAGTCACTAAATGTTGTTAAATCTAATCTTGATAGCATTCTTAAGAATAAAGAAATTAGGGGCATCTTTCAAATTCTAAATTGCGGAATGGAATATGAAGGTAAGGCAATTAAAGGCATTAAAAAATTCAATATTGATGATATGAGTGTTAATAAGATTATTATCTTTTCCGATGAAGATGAAGACGGAATGCATATCCGATCATTAATCATAGCAATTATGAGAATCCTTGCACCTCAAATTATTGAAAAAGGTCATCTATATGTACTTGAGTCTCCTCTATATAAAATTGAGAATGGTAAGGATTTGCATCTAGTCTATAGTGAAAGAGAAAAGAATGAACTGGTGAGAAACTTAACTGGAAAAGTAAATGTACAAAGGTTCAAAGGATTGGGTGGATTAAATTCATCAATGTTATCAAAGACAGCTATGCATCCTGAGAATCGCAGATTAACACAAATTAAAATGGATGATGCCGTTAAATCTACAAAAACATTAGAAATGTTCATGGATAAAGAAGTTGAGGAAAGAAAGGAATTCATTCAAACACATGGTGATAAATACTTTGATTTCTCAATTTATGAATAAAGGGAGAGTGTGTTAATGTCAAACTTGAAACAATTAGAAATGGGAGAAGCAGTAACAGGCTATTATATGCCATATGCAATGAAGACAATTATAGATAGATCATTACCAGATGTACGTGATGGACTAAAGCCTATTCATCGAAGAATCTTATATAAAATGTACGAGATTGGTCTAAGTCATAATAAACCTAAAATGAAATGTCATCCACTTGTAGGCAAGGTTTTAGAAATTCATAATCATGGTGACTCTTCTGTATATGATGCTCTGGCAAAACTAACTAATCAAAATGAATCATTATTACATCCTTTTATTGAAGGAGAAGGAAGCTTTGGTAAAGTTTACGATACAGACTCGCCATCTGCTTCAAGGTATACATATGCTCGTCTTAATAAGTTTGCTAATGAGATGTTTGATGGATTGAATAAAGAAGTAGTTAATTTTATTGGGGAGGATTATAAACAACCTATTACTCTTCCAAATACATTTCCGAATATCTTAATCAAACCTAATAACGGAATGGCAGTTGGATTTGCTTGTAACTTTCCAAGCTTCAATTTAAAGGAAACTTGTGAAGGAACTATTGAATATATTAAGAATCCAGATGTTGACTTGCTTTCAATTATGAATATTGATTTCTCAACTGGAGCAACCATGATCTACAACAAAAAGGAAATGAAACAGATTTTTGATATTGGTAAAGGTAGTGTTACTTTACGAGCAAAATACAGAGTTGATGGAAACTATATTGAGATTTATGAAATTCCTTATAACACAAGCTCTACTGCAATTATTAAGAAAGTAAATGAGATACTGTTAAAAGGTAATACACTAAAAGAAATCACAGACATTCGTGATGAATCAGAATTTAACCATGACACAAATAAAGAGGAATTAAAATTAGTTATCGAAGTTAAAAAGAATACAAATGTGGATTTATTGATGGCTAAACTATATAAAAACACTCCACTTGAAAGTGTATTCTCTTGTAATATGAATTGTATTGTTGATAACAAACCAAAGCTTTTGGGAGTTAAAGATATTCTTAGTGAGTGGTTAAAATATAGAATTGAATGTATTGAAAAGTCTTTGAAGTTTGATATAGATAAAAAGTCTGCAAAGCTGCATGAGTTACGTGGTCTAGAAAAAGTATTATCCAATATTGACGAAGTAATTAAGATTATTCGAAACACTACAAAGGATACAGATGTAATTCCTAATTTAATGGCTCATCTGAATATTGATGAGATTCAAGCTAATTATATTGCTGAAATTAAACTTCGCAATTTAAATAACGAATACATACTAAAAAGAGTGAAAGATATTGAATCTCTGGAAAGTGAAGTAAAAGAACTATCTCATAAGTTAAGCACACCATCTGAAGTTAAAAACATCATTATTGAACAACTTGAAAATGTAAAGAATCAATACGGACGTGAGCGTAAAACAGAGATTGTTTATCCAGAGGAATTGACTACTGTTAATCTAAACGAGATTGAAGTAGAAGATTATAACGTAAAACTTTATCTAACTAATGATGGATATCTTAAAAAGGTTGCTGCTACATCATTACGTGGTAATTCTAAGCAAAACTTAAAAGATAATGATTTCATTGTACAAGAATTAGATACTTCTAATCGTGCTGAATTGTTAATTTTCACTGATCAATACAATACATATAAGCTTAAAGCTCATGAATTATCTGATACGAAACTTAGTAATCTAGGTGAATTCTTACCTGCCTTACTACAACTTAAAGATGAAAATATTGTTTATATTACTGCTACAGTTGATTATAAAGAAGATTTGCTTATTGGCTTCAACAATGGTAAGCTCGCTAGAATCAATATTAATGCTTATAAAACTAAGCAGAATAGAAAGAAACTTGAGAATACATACAATAGAGATAGTAAAGCTATTTACTGGAATACAATTAAAGAAGATATTGATTTAGGTGCTATTTCAAATATTGATAAAGTGATTATCATGAATACATCTAATATTAATGCTAAATCTTCAAAGACTACTGTGGGAGTAACTTTCCAAAAATCTAAGTCTGATAGTGAAGTAGTTCGATATTTTACAATTGATGAATTAGAATCAGATGATAAGGATTATTTTAAAACTAATTCTCCAGGAATCGGTAAGTTTTTAAGAAAAACAGATAAGCTAATTTAATTATAAATAAATTAATACTATGAGGTGCATAAAATGAAACAATTATTAAACTGCTTTCAACACATTCTAGAAAACGGCAAAGTTAAGACGGATAGAACAGGTACAGGTACAATTAGTACATTTGGATATCAAATGAGATTTAACCTAAGAGAAGCTTTCCCGATGGCAACGACTAAGAAAACTTTTGAACATAGTTTTAAAGGTGAGCTACTGTGGATGTTATCAGGGGGAACAAATGCTTATGCTTTAGAAAAGAAATACGGCACTAAGATTTGGCTTGAGTGGGCAGATAAAGAAACAGGTGAACTGGGAAGAATTTACGGAAAGCAATGGCGTGATTACAGAGGGGTTGATAAGAGTGGCAATGTGATTCACGTTGACCAAATTAAACAGTTAATCCATGATATTAAAACTAATCCAGATTCACGAAGACTAATTGTAACAGCATGGAATCCAGCAGAATTAGATCAAATGAATCTACCACCTTGTCATTGTTTTTATCAGTTTTATGTTTCAGACGGTGAATTATCTTGTCAATTGTATCAGAGGTCAGTGGATAGTTTCCTAGGGTTAAGTTACAATATCGCATTCTATTCATTACTAACACATCTTATTGCTCATGTTTGTGATTTAAAGGTTGGTGAATTCATTCACACTTCTGGTGATTTACACATTTATTTAGACCATATTGACCAAGTTAAATTACAGCTATCGAGAGAGCCTAAACAATTACCACAGGTAAAAATAAATCCTGAAGTTAAAGACATTTTTGATTTTACGTTTGATGATATTGAAATTGTTGGTTACGAATCTCACCCACATATTAAAGGAAAGGTGAGCGTTTAATGCCTATCTCACTTATAGTAGCAGCAGGTGAAAATAATGAAATAGGAGCTAACAATCAACTTCTATGTAAATTAAAAGGTGACTTACAATACTTCAAAGAAAAAACAAATGGATCAATTATAATTATGGGTAGGAAGACTCATGAATCTATTGGCAAACTCCTACCTAATCGCACTAACATTATCCTAACATCTGATGCAAATTATGAGCTGAAAGGAGGTGAAGATGGTTACATTTATAATTCATTTGAGGATTTAATTAACGAATATAATCGATATTCAGAAGGTGAGGTATTTGTAATAGGTGGTGAGTCACTCTATGAATTATTCCTACCTGTAGCAGATACAGTCTATTTAACTCGTATACATAACACATTTAAAAATGCAGATACATACTTTCCTAAGATTAAAGAATTAGAGTGGAAAATTACAGAGCGACAAGTCAAATATGAAGATGAGAATAATGATTTTGATTATACATTCTTAACTTATAAGAGGAGGAAATAATTATGGAATTTAGTTCAACTCGTGACCATATTAATCACATTATCCATTGCATTCAGGAGAATGAAGGTATCCAATTATCTGAAAAGAGTATTTATGACATTCGTAAAACATTGTTAGCTTCAAATAAACATGCTACATCTGGTTCAATTTCTAACATGAAGAGTGAACGTTGCAAACGATACATAGCTGAAAATAAGGTTAAGGCATTAGAGAATAGTCTGTGTGATTTTATTAAGGGGGGGGAGTCTAATGAATACTGATAACAATGCAAAGAAACATTATCTAAATGTCATTGATCAACAATTGGATGTATTAATGTATATTATGCAAAATGAAAACTTATCTTCTGATGCTCAAGCACAACTGCGTATGGTTATTAATAATACATTAGAAATTATCAATCAAGCTCCAGAAGATTTACCAATGATTGAAGATGAAATTATCCATTAATAAATAAATTAACATTATAAGAAGGTGATTAGTTGGTTAAAGAACTTAAATTAACTGTGAATGGCATTCCTCCATCAGTGAACCACTATTTAGGATTTAGAGGAGTACGTAAAGGGAATGGATGCATGGTTATGTCATACACGAAACCAGAAGCAAAGAAATTTAAAGATGTGTTTTCTACATATGCAAAAGAACAAGTTAAGTTACAAGGATGGAACATAGAAGAAACAAAAGAAATTCATCATTATCTAGATTGTGTATTCTACTTTGATAGAACCGATAAGGATGAACAGAACTATATGAAAGTCATGTGCGATACATTGAACGGAATAGCATACATAGATGATAAAAAAATTCTCACAAGGACACATGAAGTTTACTATGACTCTAAGAACCCACGTATCGAAATTACAATCAGACCAGTTGAATATAGAGGAGTTTTTTCAAATGAAAAGCAGCTAAGACAGTTTGAGTCTAATTGTGAAAATTGTAAAAGATACAAAAGGAATTGTTCAATATTGAAAAAAGCTAAAGAAGGTAAAATTCAAGAGGAAATTGATCATACATATACGTGTTCAAAATACAATGAGATTTAACCACATACGAAAACTATTAGATAACGTGATTGCTAAATTTGAGACGAATCAGACAAGTTAATAATTTCATAAGATAAACTAAAGGAGATGGTTCCATTGGAAGAACATATTGAAGAAGATTTTATAGTTTCATGGAGTGGAGAATTAGACGTTGAAAAATTCTATAAAGTGCTGTTAGAAGTTTACGATGAACATGAAAAAGAGAAAAAAGAATTAGAAAAAGACTCTTCTTAAAGGGTCTTTTTTATATTATAATCAAGTTACACAACATAATAAAACGGAGTGAAATGTCATGGAAACAACCAAAATGAAAGCAGAACAAATAAAAGATGTAGCGATATATCTTAGGAAAAGTCGTGGTGAAGAAGAAGATTTAGCTAAACATAGGGAAGAATTAGTAGAGTTATGTAAAAAGAATAATTGGAGATATACTTTATTTGCTGAAGTTGGTTCATCTGCTTCTATTGAGCATAGACCTGAGCTTAATAAGTTGGTAGAAGAGATTAAACAAGATCAATTTGATGCCCTAGTTGTTATTGAGCGTGACAGGTTAAGTCGTGAAAGAAGTGGACAAGCTTTTCTGTTGGATATATTAGCTGAAAATGGAATTTTAATCGTTACCCCACAAAGGATTTACGATTTAAATAACGACAATGACATTATGATGTCTGAGTTTGAAGATTTATTTTCTCGCATGGAATATCGTGCAATTAGAAGACGTTTGGTAAGAGGTAAGAAGCGTGGAGCTAAAAGAGGAGAGTGGACTAATGGTAGACCGCCTTTTCCATATGACTATGATGCTGAGAAGAAGGGGTTAATAGTAAATCAAAGCAAGCTGGAAGTATATAATTTCATGAAAGAAAATTTTTTAGATGGAATGCCATTTTATGAAATTGCATGGGAACTTAATAAGATGGGTATAAAGTCTCCTCGAAATGGAGTTTGGCATGAAAACACTGTAAGAAGAATTCTCATTGACGAAACTCACTTAGGAAGAATAATAAGTAATAAAACTGAAGGCAGTGGACACAAAACTAAGAAGGCTAAAACTTTAGTTAGAAAACAAAGAGAAGAATGGATTGTAGTTGAGAATTGTCACGAAGCTGTAAAAACAGAGGATGAGCATGAAAGGATAAAGATACTACTCCAAAAAAGAAGATTGATACCTGTAGCAGCTAGAAAAGGTAAAACACCATTATCAGGTTTATTAAGGTGTTCTAAATGTGGATGCACACTTCAATACACAAGAAAAAAATCAGCTAGTGGAGAGCTTGTTATTTATGTGAGAAAGTGCCAGCATAGCGACCCATTTGGAGAGAGATGTCATAATCTTGGAGGAAATGTTAAATATGCTTTAGACGCAATTAACTATGCGATAGATAAACAGTTAGAAAGTTATAAACACACGATGAAAAATGACGAGGGAACGGATACTAAGACTATCAGAATGAATATTAAAAGAAAGCTAGAAGAAATCGAAAAGAAAGAAAAAGCCATTGACCGTATTGATGAGGCTTATGAAGAAGGCGTGTATGATTTAAAAAAATATAATTCAAGAATGGAGAAAGTAAAAAAAGAAATATTGCAACTAGAGGAAGAACTGGAAATAATTCAGAGTGAATTGAAACGTGCTGAAAGTATGACTATCGAAGAGAAAATAATAAGGCTTGAACAAGCAAAAGGAGAGCTGTCACTAAAAAATCTGAGTATGCAAAGAATGAATAAAATATACTCCTCGATTATTGATAGTGTTATTTGGACAAAAGAAAAAGCAGAAGACAAACCTCATATTCACGTAAATTTTCTTTAA